TGAGGTGTCTGTAGAGTCACCTGGTGAGGTGTCTGTAGAGTCACCTGGTGAGGTGTCTGTAGAGTCACCTGGTGAGGTGTCTGTAGAGTCACCTGGTGAGGTGTCTGTAGAGTCACCTGGTGACTGGTTCGCCACCTGGTGACAAGCCCATGATTCATAGTTTTTGTTAAGGGCTAACTTTCTTGACGAATTAAAGGAGGCCTCTTGAATAACATTAATGACATTCTGGTCAATTAAGTTGTGCAATTCTCTCTTTACTTGCCGCACATTGCAGCTTATGGCCTCCGCTATAAAAGACACAGATAATTCATGGCTCTTTCGGCTAAATCCATAAGTGTATCGGCAAACAGTTAAAACAATTTTATTTTGTGTTATGTTAAAATTGCTCCTTATGAACGCCTCCAATAATTCGTTTGCGATCGGTGTATACCCATTTTCTTTTTGCGGGCTGGCCATTTATTCACACCCTTTGCTACTTAACCTAAATCGCTGTACATATTCGCTATTGAATCGATTATGCGCGCCCTTTCAAAAAGGAAGAGAATCATCGTCTTCAATACCTTCTACGTAATTTGCGTACGAACTATAATTGGCCGGTTGCTCGTTAACGGTTGTTTCCTCCTGTTTCTTCTCGCCGGTAAATTCAAAATCGTCAATAATAACATCGGTTGTATATATCTTCCGGCCCTCCTTATTTTCATAGCTGCCAGTCTGGATATGACCTCGGATAAGGATCAACCTGCCCTTGCTGAAAAACTTGTTAATATTTTCAGCCGTTTTCCCGAACGCTTTGACGTTAATAAAATCTGTCTCGTCTTTTTTGTATTTTCGGCCTACTGCCAAGCTGTTTGACAAAATTGCCATGGGCTCGGAGGCCTGGGAATATCTTAGGTCATGGTCACGGGTAAACCGGCCGCATAAAATCACATTGTTCATGATACTTGCTCCTTTATCGTTATTTCAATTCTTGGGTTCTTCGCATCCACAGCAAATCGGTGAGTAAATCCAACTATATTCTTCCATCCGTCGTTCTCCAGGACGCCGCTTGAAACAAGAGCGTCCTGGATTACCTTCATGCCGAACGAACATATATTGTCAAGATCGCGTTTGTGATTGGGTTCAATCCATAAGTAATCAATATGTACCGGTTTTGATATTTTTACGTTCCTAAGTTGTCGCTTTATGTGTGTTATTACTAGCCGTTTCGATTGCCTTTTAAATTCTGATCCTCGAAATTTGTTAATATTGAGCTGTTCTATATAGTCATTTAGGTTGGGCAAATTACCATCAATAACAAGCCTGTATGTCATATAAGTATCCCCCTTGTTGCTTTTTACAGTGCCGTCACAATCAGTTCGTCGTCATCCGTTACCCTTGTCGCAACGAATTGCAAGCCCTTTTCCTTGCATTTCCGGTAAAGCAGTTTCCGGTTTTCAGTTGACAAATTCTCGGTGCCGTCAATCAGGATGATTTGCAACCCGCTGGGCTTACTGATTGCCACGTCAACGCATAATTGCAATTGTTCTCCCTCAGACAAATTGCTTACTGGTAATCCATTTACAAGCGGTATGCCATCCTTAACCGTAAGTCCCTTAACTGGTATTGTGGCCGTCCTCAATATCTCACTAGGCAGCTCCCGCGCTAACTCAATTTTCCGGGTCAATTCCTTGCTTTGTTCGGTCAGATCGTTCCATTCTTCTTTTGTTTTCATCAAGCGCCGGTACTCGTTCAGGTGCAGCTTCATCTTTTCGGCGGTTTCGATTTCGGATTGCAGGTCAGATATATCAACAATATCCTTGCCAGCGTATTCGTTGGCAATTTGTACGTCTTTATCAAGCTTTGCGACCTGCTCCCGGTACTCAGATTCTGCTATTTTGATTTTGTCCTTTAGCTTATCGTCCAGCGTGAGCAGCTTTTCTTCCGCTGCCTTGATTTCGGCCTTAAGACGTTCAATACTGGATACTAACCCCTGTTTTTCGTTGGCAATGGCTTTCTCTTCGGCGGTTATAGCGATTTGCTTATTGGCCTCCAAACTTCGAATTTTGCCATCATAGCTGTCTTTAAAAGCTTTTGCTCGTTCGATTTCATTGTTTGACTTCCGGATGGTTTCGAGCCCTTTGTATTTTTCACCCAGGTTGTAATCCTCCCATTTTTTAGCCTGGTAATTCGCCGGTATCTCAGAGGCTATATCCTCAATGGTTTTTCGTAGGTGCAGGGCTCTCGAATTTATTTCTTGACGATCCTTGTAATACTCGCCATTGTCAGCTTGGATATCATTCAAGACTTGTAAGATATTTTGTTCGTAGTCAATGCCGGCTGGGATTTCGCCGAATTGATCCTTAATCCAATTCAAGTCCCAGTCAAATTCGATTAAGTCTAATATCATCCGGTTCTTTTCCTGCCTCGACATTTGCGTAAATTGGACAGGGTTAAGCTGCAAGGGCGTGAAAATTTCATTCAGAAATGTTTGTGGTCCAGGAATCTGCTTGCCGTTTTCTGTCACCTTGAAGTAGTCGGCTTTATCAGCCCGAATTTTCCGCTCAACCTTTAGGCCAGAATCTGTTTCAATCAGAATTTCGCTTTCATTTTCGCCCTGCCGGACAATAACATCACGCGGAAAGTCGTTCGTCAGGGCCTTTCTGATTGCGTCAAGTACAGATGACTTCCCGGCTCCGTTTGTTCCGGTGAGCTCAACGGATTCACCGTTAAGCTCTAATTCTTTTATTCCAAGTACATTTTTGATTTTTAATTTTGTTGTTTTCACTTAAAACCTCCTTGTTGATATCAACTATTTATTATTATTAATACTATTCAAACTCCATTATCATATCAAAACCAGTCAAAACCTTTTGAGACTTACAATAATCACATGTACTGCATGGTTCCGGTGTAATTAATCCCGCTTTGATTTTGGCGTATCTGGGGGCGTATTCTTTGATTATTTCTAATGCATTGTCCAGAATTTCGTCCGAAAAATAGAGCGCGGTAACGTCCGGTATTTCCTCTTTGCTTACAGCTAATATGTATTGTTGGCCTGCTCTGCCATAAGTTTGCCTTATGAGTTCCTTATAAATCGCAGCTTGGTAATGGTATCCGTATGCAAAATACCATCCGATTTTCATCTTATCGGTTTCGCTCCAAACTTTTTTGAAGTCTCTTACGCATTTGGAATCAAAGCCTTCCAACATTTCCGGGTCCAGGAAGTCAACGCAACCCTTAAACGGTACGCCGGCAATTTCGCCGGTGACAATCACCTGTTTCTCGCAGCGGCTTACGATATCCATAAGCATTTCCTGCCGCTTAAAGGCTTCCACGCTCCCGATGACTTTTTTAAAATTGCTTTTCAATTCGCCCTTGGTGGCCCCTCGGCTGGAAACCATATCGGGATTTTGGAGTAAGAATAGTTCCTCATTGCCGGTTATGCATGCCTCGAAATAATGACCTTCTTTGTAAACAGCTCTATCTTTTGCGTACTCATTCCTGACCTCTGCCAATGCCGCAGCCTCACAATTTTCAAAGCTCTTGAATTGGCTTGTAGACATATATTTCAACATCATTTCAGGCGAAAAATAATTCTCATTCGTCAATTGCATCCGTTTTTACCTCCTCAGATTTTCGCTTATTACTACATTCGGCGCATAATGGCACGCCGTAACGCTTAATATTTACTGCCACAATCTGTTCTGCCGTATATTTATCCATGGCAGCTATTTTTTTGTTGCAATCGTGGCAAGGTGGGACTGGTGTTTGGGTTTTAGCTGGTTTTTGATCCCTTATGCGCAATGCCTCCACGAGCTCGCCCTTAGCCTTAACTTTGTCTACGCCGATAAGCACTTGACATCCAGTCCACTTCTCAATAAATGGTGTTCCGTATATCTTTGCAATCATTTTGCAATTAGTTTTGTTCAGTATCATAGGCAGTGATTTCTCGCTAAAATGCGCAGCTGTGCACATTTCTTTCTGGCTCGAAGATGGATTAAAGACTTCCTCTACCACAACTCGCGATATGGTCAAAATTCGCTCTTCGCCTTTGCTAAAATCCCATGAGCCCAAATAATTTGGGTCAGATAATTTTTTCCAATGAGTCTCAGACATTTTCCGACACCGCCTCCCCGGTAGTTGCTAATACTTTTTTCACGATCTCCTCCGGCCAGCTCGCACCGGCACAATAATACACACCATCCCGATACTCAACCGGCCCGGACACAGTAAATTCCTGCTCCGTGACGGTCCTAATTTTTAATCCCTCTTGCATTTCGTCCTCCTTTGCCTTACAATAATGCTATCAATGTTTTTATATGCCCCCGACGGTTGCCGCCGTCTTAAGGGGCTGTTTTTACCCCAGGACCTCCCGTATCTTCGCTAGAATTTCGGGTTTATGGGCTTTAGCTTCGTCTAGCGTTCGGAAGCAATTACCCATCATGTAACGGGCCACATCAACCTCGTACTCAAATCCGTCAAAGCATGCATCGCCGTCCTCGTCAACATAGTAGTATCTATCTCCACGCTCCGGTTTCCAGGGCAGCTTTTTGATCTCAATATCGCCCATTATTATTCTTCCAAACCACCCAACGAGTGCGTTGTCGCCTTCGCGATCGACGAATCTGCCGTCTATGTATTTGTAGGGACTGTAAGTAGAGCCTTCAATCTCAAATTCATCCCCATCAACCAGCCCCAGCCATTCGGCTAACTTGGGTATTAGATTTTCACCCATTAACTTCAATCTCCCTTCCTTGTTTTTACTTATACCCGCCCCGGCCCTGGCACCACTCCGGCACGCTAGCGGCCCTAAAATTAACTGCGCTAACATACTCAGGGCATCGTACCGTTGCGTGGTCCTCACATATCGCCGTGACCTCGCCATACACTGGGCCGATATCGTCATGGGTATGGACTTTGACGCGGTCGCCGATGCTGATGGTGCCGGGGGTGTATTCGTGGTAGGTCATAGCCGCCTCCTATACTGCTTCATTGCTTCGGTCCTAATTCGAAGCCAGATTTTATCGTTCCTGCGCTCGATTGCCATCTTGGCATACATCACGGTCAAAAATATGATCCAGCTTGCGCTTAATAGCGCGATTATGTATATCATTTACTATTCGCCTCCTAATTTTTGTGGTTAGCCAGCCCAGGGTTAGGGCTATTGCTATGACTGTGGGCCAATCGTCAAAAACGTACGTCATATAGACCTCCTTTCAATCCCTACGATTGCCCGCAAAATCGGATAGACCTGTGCTGGCACAACCGCATTCCCTAAGCATTTAAGTCGGTCCACACGGTTTTTTATTCCTTTTACAGTTCTCGAAGCCTCCCAATGATATTGTTCTTCTCCTGCCAAAGCAGGCCATAATACCCCATTTCTCAAGCCTCCAAGTTCGTCCAATTCACCGGGAAGCCCATTAAAGCCTCCACCCAATTCGGATTCAACTGACCCCCCGTAGCATCCATCACGACACCCTTCAAGTTTCCTTTCATCGAATCGTGTATTTGTGATTTGCTCCCAACCGGTCCCGTACCCTTGCAATCGCTGGCTTTTGGTGTCGGCCACAGTTTCTGCTCCGCAAGATGTACTTGCGTCTGTAGATGAGTCGATTTCTCTATCGGCCTGTTGCTTGTTCTCGCCGTCATTCCCATAATTGAGTCGCTGGCCTTTGGAGTAGGCCACAACTTTACCGCACTCGGAAGATCGAGGCTGTGCCTGTTGTTCTCTTTTTGCTGGGTCGATTTCATATTCTCTTTTGCATAATCTAGTGCCGTTGCAGTTGGCCACAAAGAACACTCTTTCCCTCCGGTGCGGCGCTCCGACAGCCGCAGCTTCATAATCAAAAATCCCGATGTCGTAGCCTTCACGCTCCAAGTCCTTGCAAACGTCATCCGCGGCAATTCGCAGGATTCCAGGAACGTTCTCACCAAGTACCCAACGCGGCTTAAGTTCTCTGATAACTCTGAGCATTTCCGGCCAGAGGTAACGGTCGTCCCCTTTACCTTTTTGCTTTCCAGCCACGGAAAATGGCTGGCATGGGAATCCTCCGCTGATAAGATCAACTGTGTGCAATCTTGTTCGCTCATAAAAACTCTCTCCCGTCAATGTTCGTATGTCTTTCCACCTCGGCACATTAGGCCAATGCTTTTCTAAGACTTTTGTCGGATAATCGGCAAATTCGCACTGCCCGACGGTTTCAAATCCTGCCCACTCAGCGGCTAAATCAAGTCCGCCTATTCCGCTGAAAAGGCTTAAATGCGTCAACAAAACTCCCTCCAATTCCGGGAGAAGTAGCTCCCATCAATGTAGGTCCTATCCCCGTCGCGTTTCTTATTCACCCTCACGCGCCCGGCCTTTTGCATCCGGTAGTGGGCGATTTTTCGTAGTAGTTTGCGCATTGTTACATCTCCCCTTCTATAATTGCAGTTGTTGGCATATTTTCCGGTAAAAGTTGGAATGCCAACAAACCACCCTTTGTTTGTCCTGCATATCTAAATCCAGCAAGAATGTAGCTGCGTCCCCATGTTGGGCATCCGTGTATGTACGTCGGCCGTACCTTTTTGGTGTCAATAAAAGTTATCATTCCAAGCTCTGGCGGCTCCCCAAAATGCGATTTAGTCAACGCTACTGCCTCGCGTATCATATCCGATGCCTTACCAGCGCACTCATTTCGAAATGCTGAACATATCCAAGCCCCAGCCCATTCGTGCTTTACGTATTCGGAATAAGGCCAGGACGTAACCCAAAACGCTTTGCCTTTATCTGTTTCGGCGTATAGCACTAAGCATCTTCCGGGTGGCACAAATTGCTTTGTTCCCGGTTTTTGTCGGTTATAGTGCCTGTCTGCCAATACGCGGGCCCTGGGATCGGCCCGATTGGATTTTGTCCATATCAATAGCTATGCCTCCCCTTCAATAATTTTCCGCAACCACTTAACGTCCGATATCAGCGTCCCCTCCATAGCGTGATGCTGGTATACGAAGTCATGCGGGTATGCTTTCCGGGCCTCTGCCTTGGCGTTGGGCATCATGGTTTCCAATGCTTCGTATACGCGGTCGAGGCGGGTTATTAATTCGATTTTTGGTAGGTTGGTTAGGTCTTGCATGTGGGGCCTCCCTTCGTGGCAATATTTGTAATTTTTTGGTATAATCTCCCGATGGAAGGGAGGTGAAGAATATGGTTGATTTTGACAGAGCTGCTCATGAATTGGCTTTAGCTTGTGCAAAAAATACACCTGCTCATGCGCCATCTAAAGAAATTGTTTGGCGAAAAATGGCACAAGTTTATTGTGATTCCTACGTGGTAATCATGAATGAAATGCTGAGACACACGGGCGAGAATAAAAACGACTAAGCTTTATATGGGATACTTTCTAATCCTTTCTTTGCTATGCTGAAAGCCTCGCACGCTTCGGCATAGCTTCTTTTTTCCAGAAGAACGATATCAACGATTTTCTTAGCAAGTGCATATATTTCATCGAAATTTTCATTCGCTGAAAAATCATGTCCTAATAATGGGTACTGTTCAGATATGGGCTTCATTTTTTTCCTTCCTTTCTTGGTGGCCGGTTAGATAGCCAGCAACTCATTACGTTCAATCATTGGCAATATCCCGTTCTTTTTTAACAGTTCATACAAGAACAGTCTGCCCTTCTGCGTCCATTGCGTTTGCATCCGCGTCTGCGGGTTACCCCTGCTGTCCAAATAATCAAATGTCTTGCTGTGCGTGTAGCCCTTCGCTTGGTGCTCCCGATACAGTAGCCATATATCGCCCTGCTTGTACTGGACCTTTAGCTCATGCAGCAGCTTGTTAAATGCTGTCCCTGTCATGCCGTAATCCTTGGCTATGGCAGTGATTGTTACAGTGCCTTTGCTTTGGAGTATCTTGTCGGTGTAATCAGCCTTGGGCTTGAGCTCGCCTATTAGTTGGTTCTTTTGGGCAACTTCGATTTGTAAAAAAGATAATTTCTGTTCGGCGATCTTCAACGCCCTTGCCATAATCTTTTCAGGGCTGTTCCAATCTTTTTCGATTCGGATGAAGTATTGCCGGGCTTGCTTGCCTTTGTCGTTTCGCTGGAGCATTGCGAGCTCTTTTGCCATGTCTAATTTGATGGCGTGGTCTGTGCTGGGTCGGCCACCGGTACTTTCCGACAAAATTGACGAAAAGTCTAATTCATCAGCAAATCCGTATTCCTTCATGCGATCGAACCATTTCGCATATTCCGTTTTGACTTCCAGAAAATTATGCAAATCTCTACCGCTGCATATAGGCTCCTGATTCTCGTTGATTGTTATCGGTATTAACTCGTTCATATTTCCTCCTTCCTAAGCTGTTGACAGCAACTTCCTCATCGTAGATATCAGCGCTTCAAGCTCGTACTTCTCACGCAGCAGTTTTTCATAGTCCATTCGCGGTACTGTGTCGCCCTTTTGAACCTTAATTATCCAGCGGCTGCCACTCAGATCGTCATTAAGCTTGTAAGCATCGAGCGATCCTTGTTCACACCGACGCCGGACAGTTGACTCACTAATACCCTGGTCCTTGGCATATTCGGTTGTCGTCATTTCTATGTAGGGGATGTCTTTCATGATGGGCCTCCTTTCGCTATGTATCTATTTAAGATACTTTTTCGTCAAAAAAAATCTCTGCCAGCTCATCTCCTGTTAATTTGTATTTTTGCTTGATAATAGATATTTCATTTTGAGTAAATTCAGCTCCATGTGATTCATTGATTTTCATTGAAAATCTTTGTGCTGACACGCCTAATTCGGCTGAAAGCGATAAGTTTGTATCTCCATGCAAAACCATCAATGATTTTAATTTTGCCTTGTTCATAGTCTCACCACCCCTCTGGGCAAACGTCGTTTCTGTCTTGTGTATCTGGTTAAGATACTGAAATAATATCATGTATAAATATAACTGTCAAGCGTCAGAATAATCTTTTTAAGATATTTTTTAATTTTTACTTGCATTGCATTAACAAAAATGCTACTATTGAGATACAGAAAAAAGGATAATATAAAAATGTAGGAGGGAAAATAATGAATATCGGAAATAGGATAAAAGAACTCAGAAATTCAATGGGCTATACCCAAGAAGAATTAGGCATGAAGATAGGCGTCAAAAAGGCTGCGATACAGAAGTATGAAAAAGGCACAGTCAAGAATTTGAAACGATCAACCATCCATGCTCTTGCCGACGCTCTGAATGTATCCCCTATCTATCTCATGGGCTGGGAAGAACAGCAAGAAGATATCGCAATTGGTATTGATGCGGAAACCGGAAATATTATACCTCAATTGGACGATGAGGAAATATCATCTACCATAAAAGACATTCTCGAACTACCGGATGAGGCGCAGGGGGAATTAAAATATTTTATTGATCTTTTGAAAACTAAATATAGAAAGGATTGAGGCCATGTCTAAAAAAACAAACTATAGGAAGAATGGATACGAATATTACCGCATTGTTCGAACTGTGAGCGGAAAAAGAAAGGAGTTCCTGGGAAGTTGCAAGAAAGATGCCGAGGCAAAATACGAGGCATATAAGGCAGACTTATCTTCTGGTCTTCGTACGGATTATAAAAAAATGAGTCTACAAGAACTCATGAAGATATGGATTTACGATGTGATTGTGCCGTCCTTACGCGCGGATGGCACAAAGGCCAAATATGAAAGCGCGTATCGTGTGCATATAAAAGATTCTGACATTGCCGATATAAGTATTAGGGATTTATCAGGCTTGAGCATTCAACGATTTTACAATCAAAAAATCGATTCAGGGACGTCAGCTAATACCGTAAAAGATATAAATAAAACATTGAAGATGTTTCTGGGGTATGCCGTGGAACAAAAAATTATACTGGCTAATCCCTGCAAGGGTATAGAGCTCCCACAGGATAAAAAAGAATGGACAGAAGAAGACGAAGAAGAGGAAGAAATCAATCCCTTTTCGGATGAAGAGCTTGATAAAATAAAAAAAGAAATCAGCGGTCATGATATGGAGTTTGCGTTTCTTTTTGCATTAGGAACCGGTCTTCGGGAAGGTGAACAGCTCGCCTTGACCGAAAAAGATATTGATTTGGAAGAATGTGCTGTGAAAATCACAAAAGCTCTAAAAAAATCCCGAATAATAAAAAGAGACGGCTCCTATGAATATAAATTAAAAATAGGGCCGCCCAAGACAAAAAGTAGCCGCCGAGAAGTTCCAATTCCCGACAGCTTGATTGTACCGTTCCAGCGGTACGTCACGAAACAAAAGCGAAAATATTTGAAAAATGGACTTGGGTATACAATCAAGAGTCCATTATTCACAACTGGCGGATGTAATTATTTCGAACCTCGAAATTTTCTTCGTGCATGGGAACGCATTTTAAAGCGTGCCGGTGTGGAATGTCGATGCTGGCATAATCTCAGGCATACTTATGCGACGAAACTATTTGAGGCAGGTGTAGATATAAAAACTGTTTCCGGGCTCCTCGGACACGCGAGCATCCGGGAAACCGAAAGAATTTATGTGCATCTAATGCCCCAGAAAAAAACCGATGAGGTCAATAAGCTAAATTATCTTTTTAACTAACTAAAGTGGGAAAAAAGTGGGAAATCAAATTTTCCACTTTTTTTGTTCCCACTTCGATCCGCTTTTTATGCGGGCTCCAGCTCCCCGAGTAGGATTCGAACCTACGACCCTCCGGGTCTTGGCATATCGCTTACTGCAAATCATCTGCGTTTAACAAACACCATTTTACGCCATTTTGAGGCACTTTGCAACTAAGCCGAAATGATTCCATCTAAAACTTTTGTGGGTATAATGTGGGAAATGATATCTAACATAACCTTTATATGTGTGCTGGTTGCGTTGCTATAAATAGCGATGGCATTTTCCCGCTTAATAAATTTTACGGACGTTTTATTTACCTCTGGGATTTCAAATACTTTTATCCCCATCCCCTTACAAACCTCCCTCAACATTTCCACAGCAAGGTTATTTACATCCTCTTCATTTTTATTCTCTATCTCTAACCTGTCTAACGTTAAAACATTTTCCATGTAAATCAACCTCCTGAGCTCCTTTAGTATGTAATTCGAAAATCTGTTCGGTACTTTAGTATAATTTTAATCCTCGAACATATGTATGTCAATACAAACCACCTACACACCCCCTACGAAAAATTCTGATAAAATTGACAGCAATTTTAGCAATAATACACAATGCGTGTTATAAATAAAAAAGCTGCCGGAAGCCAGCAGCTAAATATAAAGTAGGTAACCGGCTGCCATGATCATAGTGATTTTAGGCCCGTAGTTTTGCGCCCCTGCCTTTCGGTAAGTTTGCCCTTTGCTGACTTTTAGTATGTATAAAAAATAACATTGAAAATGATTATTGTCAATGTTATTTTAAGATTTTTTTGAAAATTTTATTTCGACAAAAAATTCCCTCCCGGTTATTCGGGGAGGGCGTTGTTTTTGTCTTTGTGCTTTTCTCTCTCATACCGCAAACATCTTTGTCGGTATTCGTCATTTTCACTATATTTCCGACGCTTCTTTTCAAGCAAAGATTTCTGGTTTTCGTAATAATATTTTTTGGATCGGCATACCGCGTCACAATAATTAATTCGCTTACTGTTAAATTTTTCAACTGGCAAAGTTTTGCCGCAAAATAAACATTTTTTAATCGGGTATTTGTCCTCTTCCATGGATTCCCTTGGCGTTGTTGGTTTTTTCCTTGCTCGCTCTCGGTCAGGCGTTACTCGCCCATATCTACGGATTTGCTGATAATGCTTGCGGCAATAGCCGGCAGCCTCAGCAAGCCTATCGCATCCATCCGCACTGCACGGTAATAACTGAGGCTTCTTCTTGGCAACTTCAAGCTCCGGTGTCAGGCGTCCGTGATTCCTGATCTGTGCATAATGGGCATAACAGTACCCAAAGGCACCGCTTGCTAACCGTCCGCATCCACTCGCCCTGCATATCCGTCCTGGCTCCTGCTGCTCCCGTTCTGGCGTCAGACGACCATGGTGATATAGTTGTTGATAATGTTTATAGCAATATCCTTTAGCGCGAGCTAGCCTTGTACATCCCTCAGCCTTGCATGTTTTGGCATTGTCCACGTTAGCCATCTGTATATCTCTCCATAAGCTCAGTTAGCACGCCTGACTGAGTTTCTCCGCGCTCCCGGCAGGCTGCGGCAAACCTATCAACAGTTTCTTTTGGCAACCGATAGGATTTCGAAAGCCTACCGGCTTTTTCGTGGGACCTCTCAGCGCTTTGATTGCGGCTCTTATCTCTCAGGCCACGGGCATAGTCGGATATTTCCGACATGTTCAATGCCTTTTCCGATTTTCCGGAAATATATTCAGCCATTTCCAGGTCATGTTTTTCGAATATGCGCCGGCAGGTGGTCAGGCTCAGGTTTATATTTTTCATACTGGCCCCCATTCATTCCAAAAGTCGCCCTGTCCATAGCCATAGGATTGCTCCTGTAAAATCCCATCAACCAGCCTTCTCCGGAAGGCATAATGCCTCTCAGTGCTATCACCGAAGTAGCCAGCCGAGGATTGACCATCCTCAGACACCGACAGGGTGTACCACCCTATGTCTGTATTTTCAGGGAGGTCTTGCCCCCAGGCGGTTGTCCGCTTCGGCTCAAAGCCGATTTTTAATTTTTCTGTATTTATATTCATACTATTTCCTCCTTCTACCCGGATTAGCCGCCGGGGTCGGTTCCCAATCTTATTATCCAAGCTTAGATGTATCATAAGCAATTACTGCTTTTGAATAATCTGTGCCTTTTTCGTTTCCCCATATATCAAATTGCTTATGTAATTCCTTATATCTAAGCAAATCTTTTTCTGAAATGCCTGCTTTCATTAATTGTTCGCACTGCTCTTTAAATCTAACCGTATCAGTGTAATCTCTTTCATTCATTATCATGCTTACCACTCCTTTATTATTTCATAGGTATAGTCCGTGCTTCCATGTTTGATAAAATTCTCATGATTTCCTCCCTCTCCCCCGGTTTTCTGGTTGGCCGGGAACCAAATTGTTTTATTTTATGATTGCAAGTACAACCGGCTCGTCCAAAATGATTTCGCCGGGGTCATCTGCTTCAACGGTTTCATCAACCAGGTAGTCCGATCCCAGCAAATATTGATGGTCACATCCGTATCTGTTGTTTGTTTTGAGAGCTTCTTCCACAGCCGCGATGGCTCTTTCGTCTACTTCGCAACAGCCACAGAATGTGGTGTCTATCCTAGTGGCGCACACCCCACCTATATATTCCTCAGTTTTTCTTCCTTCTGTCGGAACCCAATAGAAAGACTGTTCAAGGTTGTCATCGCCAACCTGATATTTTGCGTCCCTTGAAGTGATTCCATAGAATCGGAAATTTGTGTTATCTATGGTCTGGATAATTTCTGTTGCTGTCATTTTGTTCTCTCCTTATTATATAGTTTATACTTCTTTACAATCAACCAGTAATGGTTCCCCATCTGATCCGCGTTGGCCCAAATACCAACCCGAAACATTTACTTTTTCAATCCCTTGCCAGCCTAGAATCACATCGTATAAGCTGGATTCGCTTCCAAAGCCTATTACCGATACGCCATTTTCCAGCGTGTTATCAGCGTGGTTTCTGCTTCTTCCGTTCTCGGGGAGCCTTCCAAACCTCTGAGCCGTTTTATATTCTGGCTCATATCCGCGGTATCCTGCCCACAGCCAGAGGTCGTTGGTCGGGAAACCGCTTTCTAGACTATCCAGTAGGTCGAATTCGTTCTCCTCGACCAATTTCCGGACCAGGCCCCGGAAGCCTTCAAATTCTGTTTCGTACTGTTGGGCCAGTTCTTGGCCCTTTTTGTAATATTTGTTTTGCCTGGTTGTCATCTTGTTTACCTCCCCTTGTTTATGATATAAGTATACCATGCTGGTACACCAATGTAAACAGACAAGACGTGTGATTCGCAGAAATTATATGCTTTTACAAGCACATTACGTGTAAAAACCCGCCAGGCAACGAGCTTCGGGCTGTTGCCGGCGGGCGTTGTCAGGCGGGGGTCCATGGGAATCCCTATAGACGTATTTTGGGATAAGGAAAAAGCCGGCGGGTGATCTGCCGGCCTTGTGCGTTTTAGCCCATGTTCTTAACTACCATCCACGCGCCCCTACCTTTCTTCTAGTGGCCCGTAATCGCCGACTGAACCCTTAAAAAACATTTTTGTCTCGTAGTTAAACATATTGTAATATTTGCCATCCAGCATAACGAGCGCGGCATCTTTGTAGTATTCGACGTTAACTTTGCCATGTACACCAGCCGCTTTTAATGCGGCCTTGATATCGGTACAGGCTTGTTGGATTATAAGCTCATCGGTTTCCTTTTCTTTTGTACTCCGAACGTAATTTGCGTAATCAATTTTCAAATAAAAAACCTCCTTAAAATAATTTGATTAAGGAGTTCGTCTGTAGTATAATTGGATTTACAGAGGGATTCCTTTGTGCCGGAATAGTCGTTGTTCTCTTGGTCGGGGATACGGCTATTCTTTGTTTCTGGATTTAAACCACGTTTCAACTTCTTCCTTGTTGTAACGAATGGATTTTCGTTGCCCAATGTAAGGCATTCCTTCTTTTCGCCAACGATAAGCTGTTACCCGTTGGATTTTTAGCCATTCGCACAATTCTTTTTCCGTTATCCATTCAGCAATGATGTTCACCTCCTTTTGTATCTTAATATTATTATATGTTGCATTGTGTATCTTGTCAATACTTTTTTCAATATTTTTCGCAAATAAAAACCCGCCGACTAGGGCGGGCGTATTCCCGTGTTTAAAATAACTCCTTTATCAACGCTTTATAAATTTTGCCATCAACCTCAATTAGACTTTTCTTTCCATCCTTAAATTGTATCGCTACGGTATGAGAATTTTTATTTTTCGCAGAAATTCCTGCAAGCAATCCAATTGGGCCCAAAAGAAAACCGCCCATCGCCCCTCTTGCGATAGCGCTTGACGCACTTTTACTTGATTCTTCTGTGACTACCTCATAATTTTCTATCGCTGTCTTATCAAGTATTATTTTGCCATCCTTGCCGAATGCCTTTAATATTATCGCGACCTTTTCCGGAAACCCTCGCAATATTATTATGCCTTTGCCCTCATAATCTCCTGCTATTACTGCATTTTTGGCACTCATAAAACACCCTCCCTTTTTCCAATATTTTACCATGCCCTGCCTGAAAAATCAAAAAAAAGACTGAACATCCAGTCTTTTTTATCAGTAATTTTTTCCAGCTCAATGCCCGGCAGCCTCTTCCATGGCCTTGTATTTTGCGTGAAGTGTATCGTCCAAATCATGCATATCGTGCATAGACTTGGTTTCCATAAAGCGCTTGTACCAGCGCCCAGCTTTTTCATAGTTTTTAACCATACAAGCTAAGGCAGCGTCAATTACGCAGTTATCTTTGCCGGACCATTCGCGATACATATTATTGTAACGTCCGAGCGCCTTTATATCTTCACCGAGTTTCATGTCCCATTTCTGCAAATGGCTTATAAGATCGCTAGGGTTATAATCAAAATCTGCAGCCTTGGTTTCCAGCGTCATGCGGTATTTGTCATAAGCTTCGTTCTCAAGGTCGATATGCCAGCACAAAAATTTCTTTGCATTCCATCTGTGCATACGTTTATATCCATTGAATCCCATAGCATGACAATTCTTCATTGCCTTGTCATTAAACATGAGGTTATGAAGCAAAATTTCATCAATGCATTCAAGGAGTTCGCCCATGTTTTTAGGCTCAGTTCCGGGATTGCCGAGGTTCCTCATATCGTAAGGCATAATTAACCCCTCCTACAACGCCGAAGATGCTCCACTCCACGGAGGTCAAAAAAGTCGCTCATATTGTTGTTGAGGTAAAGCGGAATGCGCGTGCGGCCACGCTCGGGAAGATCGATTCCGAATTCCTGATCGCCAAAGGTGCATTGTGCGCAACCGCCGCGGCTATTGGTTATGCAGCAGATAGTTTTCAGCAGCGGTATAGCGGTGCCTCCGGTTGGCAATATGGTAACAGGTAATGCTTCGCCAGCGTCGGGAATGGGCTGCGCTAACACAAGACAATATTTTGTGCTGGGAGTAAGCGCCGGGTCGGCAGGGATGGTAATTTGCAAGTTAGTGCCAACTACCGCAATAGCAGTAGACACAATCTTGGTGGGACAATTGCAGCAAATAGACATTTAAGTCATCCTTTCTAATTGAGAGTTTATTTTTTTAAGTTGTTCAATCATTTCGGTGGTATTCTCGGCGTTTCGTTTGGTATTTTCAAGGTTCTCGCTGGTCAGAGTGAGGGTCCGCGTATTAATAAATAGATTTCTTACCGCTACGATCAAAATAACAGAAGTTAGCCACGAGCCCCACCAAGCGCCGATAGAACTGCGAATAGCAATTTCGTTATCTAAACTCAGTCGATTCTTCTGTGGCGGCTTCGTCGTCATTAGCCACCCCGCCTTTACTCGTAAGATTATTGATTGTTTTTTCGATATTCGCGCCGGAATTATTGATAAAAGCCATAAATTGTTTTCGCCTCTCAGGGCTCTCAATCATCATGCCAGCGTAAATAAGCGCGATAGCTTGGATAGGTATCATATATATCACCTCATAAAAATCAGGAGCAACGTCATTACGTCACTCCTAATGACGCTTTAACGTAAAGCGATAACGAGTTAATTATTGATTTTCGGGATTAACAGAAGCAGCAATCGTCACGGTCACGGTCACGTCTGCCATCACCGAATTCACGGAACCTGTCGAAACAGTTCATTTGAGGTTGCACGCAAGCGTCAACAGTCTTTGCGTAATGAGGAACCACATTAGGCTTGCGCTCAAGCTGCGCTTCAATCATATTGAACTTGCAAGCAAGCTCCTTCTCCAGATTGCCAAACATGCCACCGACAAACAGCTGGTTCTTCTGCTCCTGGATAATCATGTCGCGCTCAAGAATCTTGCGTTCCAGATTTTTCTCATAGAGCTTGTTTTGCTCGATAATACCAGCGTCGCGGGAAGTGAGAACATCTTTGTCGATCTGGCAATTGCTGGTTCCGTCGCAACAAGGGAACTTGCCAGCGAAGAAGTCACGGTGCCAATCGTCATGATGCCCGTCATGCCTGCCGAACAAACCGCCGCCGCTAAATACTGCGAACAGTATCAAGAGGACTACAAGCAGTCCACAACCGCCGCCAAAGCCGCCAAAGCCAAGACCGCCGCCACCTACGATGTCATTATTAACGTCATATGAAGCCATAATTTTCTCCTTTCGTGAAATATTATATATAGTCACGCCATTATGGCGGTTCTATCTAAGTTTTTTCAATCTTTCCAGAGAAGACAATGCGGAATTCTCGCCTTTTTGTTTGGTGCTGGCTGGCTGATTGCCAGTCTGTAATTCCTTCATGACATTATCTTTTAAGGTTCTCGGGTTTACCTTGAATTTATCGAACAGAGCTTTTACCTTCGGTGCCTTCGTAGCAAAATCGACCGCACTGTCCACGAATGCCATTCCTCCGTATTCGGCAATTACTTGTTGCAGCCCCTCTTTAGTTTTCGGATATTTCTTTAGCTCCTTTTCGGCCCGGTCTGCTAACTCCGGGTTGAATGCTCTTGCCGCTGTCAGTGCTACTTGTGTTAAGTCCGGCATCATTATCCTCCCTTTCCATCCGATCTATTTTGTCGGATAATTTTTGTATGGTTGATAATAGAGTTGCGTTTATTTCCTGCTGTTGTGCCGCCTGCTCTTTAAGCAATTCCTCTGCTGATTTGGGAGGAACGATGTCGCCCAATTCAACAAGCCGGTCATAAAACTTCTCGGCCTTCGAGACCGCCTCATTTAGCGCGGATTCAAGCTCATTGCAATAGGCCAGCGTATGTCCTATAAGCGTCTGCTGCTGCTCTCCGTTAAGCTCTAAAATTTGGTCCCCGCTAATAACCCTTGTGGGGTATTGCTTTTGGTATCCATACGGATAACCGCTCGGACTAAAATAATCAGCCATTTATAATCACACCCTTATAATTATTTGAGCTATAGGCATACTGAGGTGTGTCAATACACCCATAGCCCTATATCGCAACCGACAAAATCGGGAGCAAACTATATGATTTTTTTCACTTCCGCAATAAATTCGTTAAGCGGTATGCCATATGATTTCGCCGCACTCTCTCCGCACGGTATGCCGCTCTGTAGCATCTTTTTGAACCGTTCGCGTTGATTATCGCCCATGCTGCCGATAAACAGCCTGGCGCAATTCTGGGCAGTTGTAGAGGGTACTGAGGTCACGGACTCAGAACTCTTTGATTTCGGAGGCACAATCAGGCTACTTATCATTTTCAAACCTCCCGTAGGCCATTGAAAAAATAATGCAAACAGCCTCAACGAATTCCTTGTTAAACGTGCCTTTTTTCTTTGCGTCGTCCACCATTTCTATGGCCATTTTTGTTAAGTCCATAAGGGCATTGTCCATTTTATCGAGCATATCCAGCCCCCTGTTCGTTCGTATCTTATTGATATAATTGTAAACAAAAAAGGCGCTCCCGTTGGACAAAAGAAGTCCAGCGAAAGCGCCTTTAAAGTATAAACATATTCTTTTTTGGAAAATAAATAGCGGCCAGTTTTTCATAACCTGACCGCCTTATCTTTTTTACGTTACTATCAGTACAATGTAATTTATCTGCTATTTGAAACAAGTCCCACTGTTCTACATCGCTTAAATAGATTGATTCGTATTCTCGTTCCGGTAAATTTGCTCTCAATATTTCCTTCGCCGCCGGAACTGGCATTTTGCCAATCATTTCACGAATTATTCGATGCTCCAACTTCAAGGCGTCACCCGCCTTACTTTTTCTTTGATTTTCTAGAGGCTTTTGGCGTCTTAGGTTTTTTCGGAGTCTTGGCGCCGGTTTTTATTCTAACCCTTTGGGACTGCGCCATCAATTAGCCCCCTTTACGGACTGCTCCTGTTTTTGTTCTGTAGCACCTTGATTCTGTTGTACGTCTATTTCGGATGGCGATAAATATGCAAGTGCGATAAAAATTGCAAAAACGATAGCCCAAAACAAATTAGTGACAATTAAGGAGAGTCTCCAGGGTTTAACCAGCCTTTCTGCTCCATCTATTAATTTGTCAAAATATTGAACGTCTTTTTCAACTTCCTCAATTTTATGGGTAATATCTTCCATATTTACCTCCTTATGTTAATTTTCGGCGCTGCGGAACAACCATGCCATGGTCTTCTCGTAAGTGGCTATCAAGACGATCATGCACATTAGATACACTTTCCTTGTAATCCTTGCGCATTTTTTCCATTGCGTTGTCTGTGGCGGTTTGTGTTACCGACATAGTTGCCTTGATTTCCTTGAGGTCATCCTTGATATGTTCTACGTTTGTGTCTAACTGCCCTTTCCATACGCCATCAGTTTTGGCAACTGATTGTTTCCCCCCTATAAATCCCGCCACGCCAATCATACAGGATGCAGCGGCAAAAATCAATGCTAATTCGATTGTCATTTAATCGCCTACTCAAATTATATTTTCACTTATCCCAGCTCTGGCAATCCCGCAATCGACGTCAAGAGAGACAATGCCCCCGCCAAAACAGATGCCGATATCACCATTGTCAAATTTACGTCTGCAATGAGCATTGATGTTCCCACTGTAGCAATCGCTGTCTGCGCAACCGTCTTGACCGCTCTCATGCCAGCTGCCTTGAACCATTCCTTGAAATTTGTCATATATTTTTTCTCCTTTAATTTTGGGAAATAGGGCCGGAATAAGCCGGCCCTTCGACATTAACCTTTAAGCAATTCCTCATACAGGCTTTTCAGCGCAGGATACTGAGCGCTATCTACGGCCTTGCCTTCTTTGCTGTTTCCCTGAATGTAGATTTTGTCAGCGGATTCCATAGTAAGCTCAATGCCGTCAAGATAAGGCCAGCCATGTTGTCCAGGGATATCCTTGTCGATGACTCTTTTGTTGTATTTTGCAGCCTTAATTGCTGTGTCTAAATTCTTGCTGCAATGAAGTGTTTTGTACTGATCGAGGTAGTAATACATTTCCATTTCTCCTTTTAAAATAATATTTATGCTACGCTTATGCGTTAACATCTAAAATAGTTTTGCATTCTTCAAGACCGACGCCAACGCCTCTCGTGTTATTGGGTCCTGCCAGTTATACGAACCAGTTCCGTCACCCCTAAATATTCCCGCTTCCTTCGCAGCCTCGCAAATCTCCTTCGCCCAGCTGCTGGGCTTGTCACCCTTTGCTTTTGCGATCATCGTCGCATACATATTTTCAAACTGTTCCTGAGTCACTTCTTCGGCCTCCAATCTCGCTTTAAACTCCCTCCATTGCGCCGAATCACCAACAAATGGCGCCGGACAATTCTTCCCCGTAACATCGTAATGTCGGATTACATTTTCAGCCGGTATGCCATATTTCGCCATCAATTCCTTTGTCAGAGCCACGGCATTTGTCACGGTATTAGCTTTGAAATAGTAATTTTTCGCTGAATCCTGCCTGCTGCATAGCTCAATGCCTATACTGTTATTGTTCCGGCATGAGGCATGCTTGTATGTCGTCGCGCCGCAATGCCAGGCCGTGTCGGTGTCCTTAACAGATTGCCATATCGTATCGTTTTCATCAACGAAATAATGAGCCGATGCTCCAGGCGTTTGATATGCGAAATATACAGCGTTGTTGTTAGCTGAATCGCCGTTATTTGCTGTGTAATGGATGACAAGGTACTGAATCGCCTTGGTACGTCCTGGCGTGTAATTCGCAGCGTTACACTGTTTAAATGCTATGTTCAAGAAATCACTCCCTTCGCATAAAAATAACGCCGGTTAGGCGCTTTCGTCTCTTGGCTCAACCTCAAGCCATTTACCGTCCACATAACGCTTACCTAACAATGATGCGTCGTAGTTTTCTAGACGAATCATATTGTCGGCTCTTACCTCGCCGGATAAGTCTGAGACGGCGAAGCAGATGTTGTCTGTATTGATTTGTGCGTAGTAATAATTCATTTGAAACGCTCCTCTAATAGTATTCGACTATTTGATACCCTGCGATATTGCTGCTAGAGACTACGAGGCCTATCGTTAATACTGTGTTGCTTAAAGCGCTTACATATGGAGCAAGCTGATGAGCGGCGTTACTAGAACTAAATACTGACCCATACAGCATAATATCGCATTTTGAAGGAGTGACAGAACTAATAGTTATCGCGACACTGCTTCCCCCGCCGAAATTAAATGTCCCCCTCTGCACGCTCTTAACGACGCTGCTATTAGTAATTACAGAACTTGCTGCAATGGTATCAATCTTAGCCATCCTTGTTGCGCTCATATTAGCAGTCAGGTACGCATAGAGAGTATTCGCCAAATACGCATAGATCGTACTCACCAAATAAGTATATATCTGATTCAACCTTGCGAAAATTGTAGTGGTTCCGGCTGCATCCGTATTGGCGCCAACCAGCAACGCCTTTGTCAAGATACCCTTTATATTAGCAAATACAGAATTTGTCGTATTGACCGCTGTCGCTGCGGTATCCGCTTTTGCTCCGATGTTTGTATTGACTGTGCCAACATCAGTTTTAACCGTCGATACATTGGCATTAACCGTATCCAGCGTTTCCTTGTCTGCTAAATTAATCTGACTTGCCATAATTACACCGCCTCATAAACAAATGCCACCGTCAGGCTTCCGTTGACTGTGACCGGCTTAAAGCCGTACCTATATCTTATACCGCTTGCATCCGTCGCAATATGCGGCATTGCGTCGGTTATATGTTCGGTCAATAATGCCTCTGTAAGTCCCAAGGCTTCGACCTTATCGAAGTTATCCCTCACGTCCGTAATATCGGCCCTGGTGGATAGCGAGATGTCAATAAAATTAAACTTTGCCATTTGCATGCCTCCTGACTGTGTGCCTTTGCTTCAAATCACCATCCCCTTTGTACGTTTTGCATAAAAATAACAGCTTTGCGACTGCTCGGTGGTTAATGCGTAATAGGGCAATAAGATGCGTTAGATATTTTCAGCCATCAATGATCGATATGCCTCAATCACTTCTCTTGTCCAAAGAGCAACGACAGCATTGTATTGGTTGTCCGGCAATATTTCTCTCGCTCTCTCAAATTGACCCGGAACAAGAGCTTCCCTATGATTCCCGAGGATGATTTCTTGGCTATTGTATTCCGCATATGTTTGCGTAAGTACTGATATTGTGCCATTACTATTTATGCCTGTAATTGATGTTCTTGTTTTAGTCTCCATTTTAATCCCTCCTATGCGATTGGATAAGTTGCAGAAATGGCAATTGTGGTGCTATTAGTTATATAGCTTAGCATCTGTATCATATCGGCATTTATTAGTGTGCCCATCAAAACGATAGTGGCAGTTCCTGGCTCTATATAGCTAGACCATACTACAAAAGTAGTGGGGAATTGTATATAGCGGCACAAACCTATAGCAACAGGGATAGCGAGAGCACCTACTCCAATTACCGTTGCGGGTAATCCTTTAATACAGATATTGCCACCAGTAATCGAAGACGCAACAAAAGATGTAAGCGATACTCTGCCCCATATATGCATTGTATCGCCAATACGCTTATAGCGCCCTACCTGTTGTGCGTACACATTGCTATTGCTCGCTTCCGTGCCTCCCAGATATGGTGTCCATGTACCAGATTCTACGATTAAGTTTCCGCTGTTCCAGTTTTTTAATCCTCCTGCTGTTAATATTGAACCATCTAATTGATTCGCAATAGAATTCAAAGATGCATCAACTGCCGCCGCCCTAGCGTCAAATTCTGTCTGTCTCACCTTAGTATCTAGGGCCACACCAACCTCCACATGCGCAGCATCCAAGGTATCAGCATTGCCATTAAATACGCCAATATCATAATTCTCAGCCGCATCCGGTTTCGTTAACCCCAAATTAGTTGTTGTAGTTGCCATCTTACATCCCCTCCATAACCTCTTGCCACGTCTTTGTGATAATAGTGCTGGTTCTCAATTCGGCATGCGTTTTCTGCGCTAATTCGGCATGAGTGTACACGGACAAATCGTCGTGACTCTGAGTCGCCACGCCTGCCACATCTCCCCACGTATCATAAGTTTCATATACCACCTGCCAAATTACGTAATATGTATACAGCGTCCATAGTATATTCGCAGGCACTATCCTTTTTAGAGTTTCGAACATCTCAGCAAACCAATCCCTGCCCGGCCTCAGACTTAAAATATCCAGCTTATAATTCCGGTAGTCCAAATCATACGACCAGTTTCCTTCGCCCATTATGGTATCCATGATAACCCGCAGCGTTCGCTCGGTGTAGGGGATATTGCTTGATAGCCTGTTAACGATACGCCCTCGCCTAAATTCCAGCGATTCCGTCGCAGTATCGAATACAATGTCTAATATATTTTCCCACTTCAACAGGCCGGTTTCCGTCGCCACAATCGGAAAAGTGTCATAAAAATTATCCAAGATCGCCTTTGATTGTGCGTCAAGTTCCGGCTGAACAGCTTCTATGATTGCGTCTGTATCCAGGTTACCCTTATAGATGAGGTTAAAAAAGTCCTTAACCGCCATACAACGTCACACTCCCAAACACAGGTATTTGCTGCACTGCCGAAGTCTGAATCAAATTAAGGTCCGCAGTTGAACCATTGATCGTTGTATTTGTCACATTGTTGACGCCTTCTACGCTTATGATGGCCGCGTTTATACGGGCCAAGAAAACTGATAACGATCCTGCCTCTCCCCATTCCTGCCGCAGCTCAAGCAAATACGCTTCTATAGCATTATTGATGTTATTTTGCAATTGCACAATTGTGTATCCAGCTCTCAGTGCCACAGTCGCCACGATATATATGCTGACTTTCGTTGGCGTTACAACTGTCACCCTATGGCCGATTGGGGCCGTACCTAAGCCCTCGCCGCTATTTGGTATAGGGTCCATTTCGGTCTGCACGATATTGATAAAGTCAGTTGTAACCGGTAGATATTCACTGTCAACAATAGACAGCATCACGGTTCCGCCGCCGTCCCAAACCGGAAACACTTTAACTTCTCCCACACCTTCAATGGCTATCGTCCATTCTCTGTATTGCGCCACATTTCCGCCGTAAGCCTTTTTATTGATGCGCTCCAACACGCGCTTGCGCAAATTGGTATCCGTTTCGGTGTCCTCAGCCGGTATATATGTGCCGGTCATGGTGGCGCTCCGCAGATTATTTATCACGAACAATGGCAACATCGGACCTAAATAAGCGTTTCCTATCGTCCCCGCTGTCTCGCAAGTCAAAAGACATTCGCCGGGCGTGCTCATATTTGCTGTAAGCACAAAATTCAGGCCTATCGTATTGGGCGCACTGAAACGGCTACCTGTCGGCAAATAAATGGGATTGCCGTCTGTATCAATCATTTCGGCGATCCGTACGGCGTAAGTAGCCTGTGTTCGGGTGATTCCATGGTCGGCAGCACGATTCTCCAGATTTATGCCGGTAGCTGTCAAGAGGTATGTCTGCTCCTTGAATATTTCTATATTGATATTCATTTGAGCCAGTTCCATGGCAGTAGGAGAAAGCGTGTCATATATGATTGATCCCTGCCGCTTATCTCGCGTGGTAGAAACCAACGCCAGCATTCGTGTTAGTATTGCTTGAAAACTAGGCATTGACTACCACCTCCGATCCGAATGTACCCTTACTACAAACCACCGTAAATTTAACCAAAGCGCTATCGGCTCCGGTCTTTTCAATACTCGTTACCGTCACCGCAGTTATTCTGTCATCCTGAAAGAGCGCGTCCTGCAAAGTGCTCTGAATCGTAGCTTCCAAATACTCGAAGCCACGTTTTCGATATTTTTCCAGTTCCACGCCATTGTTATTGTCGTAGATCGCATAAGCATATCGCTCAGTTGACAAGATATGATACACCGCCTGCTGTATAGCCTCTAATTCGTCTGTATTACCCACAATCTGATTATCAGTATGCCGATAGGTAAAAGTCGGATATGGCACAATCTTGATTTGGGTTATGTCTGCTTCTGCCCCGATCTGAGGTATCATGCCCCCACCTCGTTTTCCAATACTTCCATACGTTCAACGAAAAATTTCTGACTGCTGCTAAATGACAAAAGTATCACTTTTTCACCAACACGCAGGCCTGGCCAAATCAGCAAGTCCTCTAGCGCATTCGCAGTATCTCTTGTTGGTATACCATGCAGATGACCCTCAGCAACCGATGTGCTACCGGATGGCACTACGTGGTAATGTTTAGCCGAAGCAATCCTGAATTCCTTGCACATTTTCGACAACACCAAAAATTCCGCCGTCAAAGGCGTTCTGCTTTCTCCGGTTTCCCGTGTTATTACCAGCGGATTGAGGCTTGTTACTGTGCCATATGATAATTCTGACACTGTATCGGTTCCCATTTTCGACATTGTATTAAGCAGCTTATTAACTCCATTCGTCAAACGAACACCTCCAAGCTCGCAGTATGATAGTCTTTTTCGTAATTGTGCACCGCCGAAGTGACCCACATGTTTTGATTGATTCCCAATCTTTCAAGTTGAAAATTAAAACCGCTCCCAGCTATCAGTTTAGGAATATCAGTTACCCGGCCAGCAAGCCCTACAATGTTTAATTTTAGCGTTTTGGTTTCCCTGTTATGCAATTTAAGGAGCTGTTCGGCCCTATCTGCAAGCTGAGCCTCATTTAGTCCTTCTGGAGCCTTATCAAGCAACTGCAATTTTCCCCATAGAGCCTGGCTGGCAACAGGTTTTGTGATCCATGTCGAAAAGCTCCCCTTTTTCTCGTCTGCTACATATCCCTTAATAACATTGTAAGTGTCCTTATCGATGCTTATCTCATAGGTGTAGCCGGTTAATAGTGAGCCATCGCCAATCATTAAATTCGTCAGTTCTTTTGATAAGCTTGTAAATTGCAATGTGCCGAAATTGTCCTTAACAAAGTAGTAATCGTTCTCGTGAATAATGGCTTGATCAATCCCGTACTTAATGATTTCATACAGCATTTTATTTTCATGAAAATACGCCGGCGCAACATGTGATGTTGGCGTCACGACCTCCCATTGAGATATTTGCAGATTATCAGCGCAGATTTGCTCAAATATTTCGCTGGCCGTCATTTCACTGGTAATGTAGATTTCTTTATTTCTTAAGTATCGCATTTGGTCATATGCGAGAATTTTATACGTTCCTGTTTCCTCCCCGTCCATGGTAAAAACATATCCCTTGAAGATGCCGGCGCCGTCAACGATAAATTCCAGCATATTCCCGCAGGCCACTCTAAGCTTTTCATTTGGGTCTCGCTGCAATGTTACCGTAAGCTTCCCTGGCTGTCCATTAAGGGTGGTTTGATGCGTGATAGTACCAGCCAAGGTCGTAACATCAAACCTTGTAGTCGTACTAATGTCTTCGCTTATCTCTCTGTTCGTGCAATATAGTTCGTACGTCATGTCGCCGTCACCCATCCTTGCGGAATCACCAATATCTGTCCTGGATATATCAAGCTATAATTATCCCCTATTACGGCCTTATTTGCTTCGTACAGCTCTCGCCAATTATCCCAGCTACCAGATAGCCGCCGGGCAATAGCGCCCAAATTATCGCCACTGACAACCATATACGTCTGTTCCACCGCCCCACTGTTATCAACTCGTGTTTCGGTAACCGGCGCTGCTGTATTTGTCTCTACATCAATGCTCATAATCTCCGCGCCATAAGGCCGGTACTCAGTCAAGGATAATGTGTAATAGATGTCTTGTTCTTCGCCCGCCCGATGCTCATAAGAGAAATCCTCAATGGCTACCAGCATATTTATGTTCAAGCTACCAATGATAAATCGGGCATGGGTCTTGCTTTTTCTCCAATTCGTTATGAATCTTATATACGCCTGCGGATTTTCGGCAGCAGGAAAAAAGCTGGATACACTAAAAGAAGCAAGCCCCGGCTCTCGCAACACAACGATTTCGCCAAGGCTTACTATGTCTGTTTTTTTGTTTGTACCCGGAATTTTAATTTCTATACTTTCCGGGCTCACGGGCAACGAAATGAAGCCCTCCGTTCGCTCGAAAATCAGGCTAATCACGCTGGCACCCCCACATACAAGCTTGCTTCTGCCGCCTCTGCCGTCCAATCTGCTATTGTATCTATGATTTGGTCTATGTCTGCTGTCTCGCGTATCGTATCCACATTGAGAGCTATTTGCGGCGTTAGGGTCTGGTATGTGACTTGGAAATCACGAGTAGCCAGATCGAGAAGCATTTGAATATCCTCAGTGTTGATGTCTACCTTACCAGTGGTTTTTGTTTTGAGGGCCTTACCTTCAGGAGTATCAGTAGCATAGTCAGAAAGATCGAGTTCGCCTCCAACAGCTGTAGCGGCGCCCGCTCTGGCTTCCATCTGCATTCGGGTTATCTGTCTTTCCCTTGCGGCCTGATATCTCGCAATGTCTGATTGCATTGTCGCAAGCTCTGCATTTCGTGCCGCAATAGCTGCTGATGTGCTTGCCTCGGCTGCTGCCAGTCCTGCTGCCCTTGTTTGTTTTGCGGCCTCGTTTTCAGCAGCGGCCGTTGCCGCAAAAGTAACCTGCTCCACCACGCTAAGGCTGACGCCAGGTATATTGTTCAGTGTGCCGATGAAGCCATTTATAATGTCGATCGCACCGTTGACCATATCCTGCAAAATATTGAGCACCTTAACTTTCATGTCACCCATATAATTTTGTATGGCAACGCTTGCCCTTTCGAAACCCAGCGTAAATTTAGACCATTGGTTGTTAACGTTGGTAGCCATGATATTAAACCACAGACTGATATTTTCGAGGGTTGTGCGCGTTCTGTCTCCTGCTATCGCCATTGCGATTTCTATGCCGCCTACAGCTTGCACCCATTTGTATATTTGCGAAATAATGATGCCTATAACAACGGCGATCCACACAAAGGGATTTGCCAATAGAGACGCAATCAGCGCTTGGTTGGCTGCTACCGATAGCCATGTGGCCGCAGTATAGATGCCCCATGCTGCCGCTGCAGATAATATACCCGCACCAAATCCCATAATAACATCTATATTATCCGCAATCATATTGAGGAATCCCTCCATTGAGACACCGACCTCTTTGATGATTTGACGCAAGGTCGGAAATCCGGCGGCTGAGAGCGAGGCATCAATCTCAGTTATAATATTCGTCCATCCCCTGGCAATGGCAGCGCCCATATTGTCGAACGTACCCTGCCAACTGGCACCAGCTTCTTTAGCGGCACCTTCTATGCTGACGAAATGCTCTGTTCCGCTCATTAATGCATCGGTTAACGTTCGCTGGAATTCCGCAGCGCTAATGGTACCGGCGCTTAAATCCTCCTGAATATCACCAACGCTTCTCCCTACGGCATCTGCATAAATTTTATATACGGGAATGCCCGCCAAAGTAAGCGATCTTATTTCCGTGGCCGAAACCTTCCCAGAGGTGGTTATTTTTGCCCATGCCTCCGAAACGCTTTCCAGTGCCGCGTTTGTGCCTTTGCCGTAAAATGACGTAGCGTCAGCGAGTGCGCTTATTTGATTTGTAGCAGTACCGATGCTCATGCCGCTGGTAACGAATCCCTGAACGGCACTTGCAGCCACATCCAGGCCATAAGCCGTGCCGGTGACGCTTTGCCGTACACTTTCAAGCGAAGCGGCGGCCAATGATGATGATCCTGTTAACGCCGTCATGGTTCGGTTGAATTGCTCCATGGTATCAATTCGAGCAAATGCCTTATCTATGCCTTGGGTTATATTGCTTTTGATGGCGCTGCCGATTGCTGTAAGTGCATGCACGGCAACGCCTTTCATAATCGTGAAGCCATCGCCTGATTTTTGTGCTGCCGATCCCGCTTGATTCAACGAATCATTAAGATCGTCGATTGCGTTCTGCGCTAATTTTACGTCAGCGGCGGCCCGCGCAAATTCCTTTCCTATATTCACGCCCTCGATATTTCTCATGGCCGTGAGTGTCGAGCTCATAGCCTTGGTAATAGCTTGCATCGGACGACTAATTTGATCCGTTAGACGAAGCGTCGAATTGATCGTGGCCGTAAGCCCACCCCCTATCTATGCACTTGAAAGCTTCCATTTGTAACCGCCAGCTGTTTTTCGTTTGCCGGTACAACACATTGAAATGCAACTTCGATTGATCCCTAATTCTTCATGTGCCTTTGCCGCATAATCCCATTGTCTTATGAAGTTTCCTTGCAAATCTAATTGAACAACCATCTTGGAGTTTGGGTTGCTCTCCCCCTTGCATTGAACTTTGGATAATTCACTCAGTTTATGGCATGTTTCTTTCGAATGAGTTTTCCCATAAAATGAATTCTTCTCTCCGATTCTCGACTTTGCAGATTCGCTTATCTTGTGGCGAGTTTCTTCTGAGAGTTTTCTGCCCAAACAATTTTTATTGCCTATAGAAGCTTCGCGCATCTTTTGTTTGGATTCTGCTGAGTGCCTTTTGCCATAAAATGTACTATCCTTACCCGCCTTGCCGAATAACGGATGTTTTTCTCCGGAGAATATTCCCTTATGCGCCACGCTCATCTTTCTTTTTGTTTCTTCTGACGGAATGCATCCGACGCTTCCATCCCCGCCAGCGGTTAAATTATAACCATATCGGCGATCATTGCTTTGATATAGTGCGATAAGCTCAACTTCTTTTGTTTTAGCTTCATCCTCAGATAGGCCATCATGCAATATTTCGTGCGATATATTGTTCCATCCGTATTTTTTAATGGCACTATAAAAGAGGACGCTACCCTTATATCCTGCGCCGTTACTCCAGCGCTGGTTTATTTTCTGACACGTAATTCCTACATATCGCTTTCCGCTTGGAGAAGTGTGCATGTAAACCTTATAATTATTGCCTTCCATAGCGCCAACCTCTTTTAACATACTATCAACCCCTTTTTGAGCATAAGAAAAGAGCGGGAAAGGTTTAAGGCCCGCTCTATGGTTGCACACACCGTCTTGTGCCAGTAAAAGCCTGTAGGCCAATTACTTGATTTATCGCCTCCTACTCTTTGCTTTAGCGGACCGGACTTCCATTTCTCTTTTATGTTTCTGCTCTGCGTCAATCTTTTTGTTGATGCACGCAATTACAAACGCCTTTTCTTTTTGCGGAAGGTTAGCGAATTCGGACGGCCTGTAATTCAAGTTCAATACTGCGTAAGCACAGGCCGCCGCTTCTCCGTCTTCGCTTATCAGTCCTGGGCTTCTTCGATGTCTGCGTTAATGTCTTCGTCCTCAAAACCACTCAATTTGATAATTTGAGAATATAGCTCATCGTCTTCCCCAGGAAGCAGGACCTTGTTATAAGCCTGTGCGGGGGTTTTTGCGCCCAGCCTATCAATAAACTCCTTATCGTGAAAATCGGGATATACGCAGCATTCAAGACATACCAGAGTTTGAAATTCCGCATAATTTATATCTGTTCCGCCCCTTTTAGTCTTTACCCTGCAACGATTTTGAAATTCCGCTCTTTTTGCCTTTGTGAGCGCCTTAATCTTAAATTTATAAGGTATCTTGCTTGAAACGCTAACCTCTTCCGTTAAATCGGAGAAATCTCTTTCGGCCAAAAAATCTAATAAATCGCTCATACTTACCTCCTGTTATTTATAAATCCGAAAATAGTTCCAGATCTTCAACATCACTAAATGTAAAAGACGTGGAGCCCTCTAACATGCTTGTGCTCACGTCCAGTTTTGCGATTTCAACCGTGGGGAACATTACATGCATTAAGCTAATGCTTTGATTCCCGGCTGAGCTTGCGGGGTCGTCATTGGTGACTACCATTGTAATATCTGGGTATTTTCCGCTCTTAATGAATCCCAAAACGATTTTCGTAACAGTGCTATCCATGTAGTGATATGTAATTTCACCAGAACCACTCCACCCAGTATATTTATATCTTGTTGCTCCATTACCACCCATAACGCGGTATTCATCATTTATAATGTCAATTGTGGCAGCAAAGCTTTTTAAGGTAATCCATTCTCTAACACTTCCGTTGATATTTAATTGGACCGTTCCCTCGTGTCCGCTAATCGGTACTTGATCATATAGTAATGGCATCTATATCCCTCCTTATGCCGTCACGGTGACAGTCATGTATAATTTGCTCATTGCGGCTATAGGTTGCGCATACAAACCAGCGACAACAGCGTCGGCCTCCTCGCCTTTTTCAACGCTGACTTCCTCCGCGCCTAAAAAGTTATCTATTGCTCCTTGGTTCTGCAATCTGTTCATGTAGCTGATAATATCCGCTCTGTACATCAAGCGGCCCTGCGAATTATTCTGTACTTTATGCTGATAGGACTGCTCCCAAGTGTCTCTTATGGATGTTCCGATTTCATCCATGACGCGAACAACCTGATTAAGTCGCCAGCTCCTGCTCTCGTTTGATGTGATGGTATGCAGGCTGTTTATGTCGTCCTCGACCTTTATGGTTCCGCGCATATTCGTTGATAGGATAAACTTTCCAGCGGTAAGCGCTTCCTCAATCTCCGTATGAGTGCGTTCACTGAGTATTCGTACTGCGTTCGGAAATGCTTTTGAGCCGTTAGACTCCGCTATCGCCGCTCCCGCCGTGATCCCGGCAACCCATGCAGTGGCTTCTTCGGCTGTTACCGTGGTTCCGTCGGCTAATACAACACCGCAATCGCTATTTATTACGCTTATTGAGTCCGCGCTGTCATAATTGGCGACTGCAACCTGTACATATCTACCCTCGTTATTTCGCATCTCATCCGCAAACTGAGCGAATTGTGAGGCAAAGGTGTCATTGCCCTGGGTAAGTGCCATTGTCTGCCAGTGGGCTTTGCGCGCCAATGCTAGGTATGCCGGGTATGCCGTTGCTAAGTTAACCGCGCCGTTTGAGCCGCCGGTCAGGGTGATTCCAGCGTTGGCGATCAAGCTTCCGCTTCCACTAAAATCAACAAAAGCGTTGCTTTCAAGCTCGGATATTTCCGAAACTGTTTGAGTGTGTTTTCTGGTCCCATCGACGTAAGTGTCAACCGTAAATAGTAGATTATTTTCCACGACAGAAACGGTAATCGAATTGCCTTTCGTGCCCGTGTATTTTGCCGTTATAGTTAAGCCGCCGCTTGTTGCCGTGGCCTTTGAGCCTCCGGAATTCAACCTGTAAATTTTCGCTAAATAGCAACCGGATAGCATAAGCGTAAGCAATTTTGCATCTGCGTCAGCTGCCGTTACGCCTACTTTGGCAAGGCTGCTGCCGCCGGTCATATCCGTACTATATACATCTATCAATTCATCCTCAGGCCCCCAATTTAACGGTATGGCCATGGTTGATATACCGCGGTCGCCTATGGTCATTGCTGGCTGGGCTATAGCGGTGAAATTGATATATGTGCCGGGACGGATTTTATTCTGACTGGTCCATTGTGCCATATTCTTCCTCCTTATCTGTTCTGCCGTGTTTAGACAATATTTCGTCCAATCGCCGCAAAATTGTTTCATCTTGTTCTGATAAATCCTTAAGCAAGGATATAATGTCTCTAAATAAGTCTGTATCCGTAATGGATACATGCCCTGTTAATGTCGCCAAACTCATTCCTCCTTAAGATTCTGCATAATAAAAGCACCTGTCAAATGCGACAGATGCTTAACTGTTGAATTGTGTTTTAGATTTCGTTCAAGTGTGCATATTCGCCATGATACTTCATAGCAGCGGCGTTGTATGCGATAGCGGCTTCTTCTGGTGTATCAAAATAACCTAAGTGAATCGGCTTTCTTTCAAAGCCTATATGAGCGCCCCATTTCTGCATGTCTTTACGCCAACCAACTCCTTTATATCCGCTTGTATTATCGCTACGTATTTGCTGATTGCAAGTATTATTAGCTTGCTTGCATAACCGTAAATTCTGCTTTCGGTTATCCGTTGGGTCATGATTGATATGATCTACAACCTCATCCGGCTTGGCTCGCATTATGATTCGATGCAGCTTTGTGCATGGAGCCCCATGCGAAATACATCCGCTAGCTTCCTTGCACCAATAATTGTTTCCCAATAACGGTAAGTCTTCGGCATCCATTAAAAATGAAACCGCAGGATTGATATTCACGTTCGTCACTTGTGCATAATCTTCAATGGATTTAACGATCAATGGGCATCTTATGCTGCCGCGCTTAAATTCTTGATATCTCCTGTTTGAAACGTACTCTCCATTCTCAAACCGTACATCAATATCATCACAATGGCGATATTCTATAATAGTCGCTCGTAATCCGTTGAACATTATCCCGATTTCGCCTGTCCTATCAATTTTACGCATAACAAAAATACCTCCGTCAGTATTCGTCCGTTTTTATAATCTAGGGGAAGGCGGTACGGATAACCGCCTTGTCGGGAGCGACCCTATCCCACATAAATATTATAGCATGAAAACCGCATAGATACAAGCTTTATCTCCGATTGATGCTCGTTGAAAGTTGTTCTTGTAGCGGACCTAGTTCTATTGGTTTTTTGGCCATAACAGATACATTACAAAAAAAATGCAGTACCCCCTCGACCTTTTCTGTGTATCGGTCTCTTAGAGTTACGGGCATATCTCCCCACGTTATAGACTCCAATTCCGACAATAATTTTATGCCAGTATCGTCAAGTCGTTCTTGTAGGCTTCCCGTTATTGATGATGGGTCAGCGACCTCACGGTATCTTATTGTGGCAAGATAATCAATTATGCGATAATTCCTGCGTTCATAGGTAGCATTCACGCTGAGTTGCGTTACAAAAAAATGAGGGTATACAAGAAACTGTGCCGGTATCGTCTCCCTATACCATGTAATGTCCGGAAATATCTCACGCAACCGTATGCCGAGGGCCGATGTCACGGACGTAGCAATTAGTTCGTATGGGTCAGGCATCTAATCCCTCCGCATCTATTAACGCTCCCGTTTCTGTGTATTCACGCCCGCTGCCAATTGGATCGATAGCTTCCTCGTATCGCGCACCGTCTCGCTCAATTACAAGGTTGGCGTCTGAATATGTGCGTTGGTAGTTGGTGCCGTTGATAGTGATTGTTTCTGTTTTAATCATGTGCCTGACCCCCATTCAACCATATAATCTGCGTAGGTCGCCCAGTTTGTAGCTGCTTGGTATGCTTCGAGTGAGCCCCGCGGGACTTTTATTTTGCATAAAGCATTAATATTACTAAACGCATTTATGTTACTAAGTGTGGGCGGTGTACTTCCGTGAAACATATATTCAACAACATTATGGCAATCAGCAAATACATAAGTGGCAATGCTAGTTATACCGGAAGGCACAGTGATACTTGTTAAGTTATATGCATAGCGAAGCGCAGCAAGCGGCATGCTTGTTATGGTATTTGGCAAGACAATCTTTTTCGCTGTATAGAGAGAGTAGCAAAGATAGTTAACGTTAAGAAGACTTCTCAAACTTGATGGCAGAACAACGCCCGTTAACCCATAACATTCATAAAATGGATAGGAACCGATGTCTGTTATGCTAGATGGTACAGTAATAGTTTTTAAACCACGGCAAGTACGAAACATGTAATTCGCAACAGTGGTACACCTATCGCCCAATCGCGCTGCTGTGCAAATATAAGACGGTGAGACTTGAAATATATTGTATGGCGATGAGCTGGTACCAGATAGAAAATATGTTCCCGTGCTGTCAACACTGATGATGTAGTTACCTGTTTCAGTGTAACTATGGGCCCAAGAATTAAGCCCAACCGCATCTGACGTTGTAACCTCACCGTCACCCCAATCGACAGTCAATGCGCCACTGATATTTGTCGTCCGCAATGCAACATCTGATCCCGTAACAATAGTAAGCGTAATATCAAACTCACTTGCTCCGCTTGCTGTAGTGTATGTTGCGCCTACGTCTGCTGGCATAATCAAAGCGTTGATATCCGATAACGACCAATTCCACTGCTGAAATACAAGCCTGTCATGTACCGACCCGTTAGGGAGCGTGGTTGCTGCCCGAGCCTCCGCAAGTGACCATGAATGCAGGAGCATTCCGTCATAATCGTAAAAATTCACGTCCTTGGGCGAAACGCGCCCGCCTGTTTCAATAGCTTTAATTTTATCCCCGTATTCGCTTGTAGGAGTACCGTACGGAACGCTCACGCCCTTTTCAATGATTGCATCCTGTATGCTGTCAAAATCCGCTATAGCCTGAGTGATATTTTCTGACAATGGGTCCATTATGATTCACCCGCCAATCTGGATGCCAATGCATCGTTAAGCGTACCGATGGTATTTTGCAACATTGTTATATCTGTTGTGTTGTTTCTGCTCCTATTATCAACCTCGTTTAATATTATCCATTTGGCCGTTGCTTCGGCTTGAGTGGCGGCTAATGATGTTTCTAAGGCATCAATCCGTAATATGTCGGCAGGGTCGAAGCTTTCACCCTGCGGTCCTTGAGGTCCCTGAGGTCCTTGCGCTCCCTGTTCGCCCTGTACTCCTTGCTCACCCTGCGGACCGGCAGCACCCTGAGGTCCAACGGGTCCCTGTTCGCCCTGAGCACCTTGAGGCCCTTTTTCGCCTTGCGGTCCAACAGGTCCGATTTCGCCTTTATTTCCCTGCGGACCAGTCAGACCAAGTGGCCCCATAATATTTCGTATTTGTGGTGCAGTAGCCGTTTCGCTGCGCTCCCAGGAAATATATCCGGCCGTGTCAACAGCAGGCAACCAAACAGCATTGCTGGTCCCTCCGCCTCCTACGATTTCAGCCGAAAATCGCGTATCGCCTAAACGGTTGTACAGCGTAAGAGTGTTATTTTCATAGGAGCCGGAAGAAACACTGTCGGCTGCAAGCTGGGATATGCTATCCTTAAATTCAGGGTCAACTTCGTTAACGGCGTTTATGCTGCCACCTATGGTCAGGCGCAGGGTGTTTGTTTTGGCTATTATTTCTTTGCTGGCATCCGTATAGACAAGCTGGATATGCAGGGCCCCCGCTTTTGTGAAACTGGAATGCAGTAAAAACGTGTCGTTGTCAACCAACTCATGCCCATTGGTTGCGCCGGCCGAAAATTCTGCTCTGCAAACATAGCCATTGAGTATTGATGGCCTCTGAACATTGAAGCGAACGAAATTATGATCGCCGTCATGTCCTGCCTGCCGTCTGAATACACTCATTTGCATATCATTTGTGATTGATAGTGTTATTTGCATATCACACCGCCTGTCGCATTTCCATCACCGCCGATTGCCTACTCTGACTGGTTGCGGGTGCTCCTATCGTACCTTGATATTCTTCCAGCACCGTTCCATCTGCTGCAAGTTTACGCGCCATGATATAATCCGCATTCTGCAAATCCACACCAATCGGGCAGTTAATTGTGATGCTCATGATTATGGGGACACTGCCTACGCTTACCGGATCGGGGTTATCGGTCGAATTGAAAGACAAGTGGCACTTTACATTTGTGTAGATTGGAATTTTGGGGTCGGTAACGGTTGGGCTGCCATCAGGAAGCGTGATAAGCGTGCTGCGGCCTATATCAATCTCATCAGTATCCATGTAATTCCCTATAATACTACCAATCTGCCCGAAATCGAACCCTGCCATATAATCACCTTCCCGTCAGTCTGAACGGCAATCGAAAACTGTTCAGTTGAGTTTTGCGTTCTTCAAGCTTATTTTCTGCCGCCTTTTGTGCCAGCGACGTGTCGAACGATACTGACCGGCCTGCTTCGGAAATGCTTGTAGCCTTGCCGGTTGTGCCGGTTGTGTTTGTGGCCTCGCCGTAAATGTCAACTACCGTCTGCGCGGCGACATAAATCAATCCATCGGGTAATTCCGCGCGGTTGGTATAGTTTAGGATTTGCTGCACCGTCATATCGATATATAATGTCAAGATAGCATCCTTTAAATCGTCCGTAATGCCAAGCAGGGTTTTGACGGTATCAAGTAGGTTCATCCTGAATCACCCGCCTTGTCGAGACTTGAATTATAAACATAATCCTTGCAAGCGTTTTTATTAATAAGTTTGCAACTGGTATGGCTATTTAGCGTTATGCTGCCATCATAATTCCATCCAGGCCACTGATGTATAACACAATTTTCGCAAGTGGCGCATCTATGGGTCATGATTATTTCGCCGTCCAGTTTTTTATTTAACACTCCAATTTCTTGCTTTAGGCGGCCATTTTCATTTTCGAGCCGTGAGATTTTTTGCTTTAACTCGGCTTTGGTTTTATGCTTATGGAATATATTTTTCATCCGTCACCGCCTCCGCATCGTCCGGCGCAAAAATTGATTTTTTCTTTTTTATAGGTACATTTTCGGGCTCAGGATTTAGCTTCTTTGCCGTCTGTTCTTGACGTTTCTGAATAACCTGTAACTTTGAAAGCTCAGATAAGGCCATAATCTACACCTCGGCTTTCTTAAGCGCATTAATAACCTGCCGCCGCGTCTTTCCATCAACATCAACTTGCCTTTCGGCGGCAAGGGCGGCAAGTTGCTCATCGGGCATGTCGTTGTAATCCGTGGATTCTTCCGAAACAGCAGGAGCAAGGGTTTCCCCCTGCTCCGGTTCTGTCTCGCTCACAGGCCTGTATCCGCTTTTTCGGAATGCGCTGATCTGGATTTCGTCCATCACATCATAGGTTACTCCATTTTTTGTGAGTTTCACACGCTCACCTCCTACGCGGATTTGTGAACATATATAGCAGGCGCTTTATTCTGGAACACTCCGCAGTCATGATAGATTCTGCCCTCAATTAGCCAGCCGTTAATGCCGGGAGGGTTATCATGGATTTTGTAATCAGCGATTTTCTGTGCCGCCCATGCCGCAATACGGTTTGTAAGCATAAACTCAACACTGGCGGGCATATAGCTTCGGGGAATGAAAATGATCGGGATATTCTCGATCATGCCGACCTGTCCGGTAACTAGCATTTCCTGCGCCATGTCGGACGCCTGGATAAACGCTGTGTCCAAACGGATGTAGCGATAAAATCCGGTGGAGATAAATCCGAAGGTTCCGGCGGTGGGAGCCTTGTTGTCAAGCAGGGTTTCCACGCCCTTCAAAAAGCTTTCATAGGCATTCCCTCCGGTAATCGGGGCCGGGGTTGAGGTGTTCCCCGCATTAGCCGCAAGAATGGAAATCCTGTACTTATCGACCTCAGGAATCACAACCTCGTCAAGCTGCCGACGTAGGGCACGGCCAGATTCCTTCACCATCATGGTATCAAGGTAGTTCCGGCGATCAATCGTGAATGTAAAACTTCTATCCTGCGTCAGTGGAAAGGTCTGTACTGTGTCACCAAGTTCATCAGGTGTACCATAACGGTTATCTCCCGCCATAGTATAATCATTCATGGGCGCAGTGGGAATGCTGTAAACATTTACGGTATTCACGCCGGTGAAATCCAAATCCTGATTAAATGCACTCTGCGTAACGGAGGCTTTTGTAAAGCGCTCATCTACTTGATCACTGTATTTTTCTGCAAAGTTAATTGCCATAAATCATTTCTCCTTTTTTATTATGTTTCGTTGAATCCCGCCAAAAACGGGTCTGTTTCTTTGCTGCCTGCGCCCTTGCTCCCGTCCGGCTGAAAGATTGACACTCCTACGGGAAGCTGCTGCGCGGCGGTTTCCTGTGCGACCTGCTCGATATCAAACAGATAACCGTGTGATTCAGTGAACGGCTTCAACTGTTCGTCCAAGCCCTCAATGCCCTTATCTGTGCGCTTTAGCCCTTCACGGTTGAGAAGCGGCAAGACAATCTTCGGGTCTTTGACTTTTGCGGCTTTCAATGCAGTGTCCAAATCCCTGTCAAACTCCCAGCCGGATATCTTTGCGTCCGCTTCCGTCTTGGCCTTTTCAATCTCTGCCTGCGCTGCTTCTGCTTTTGCCTTCCAATCATCAACAGATTTTTTCAGACTGCCGATATCGGAAGATTCCGCATTGAGCGCGGTTTTCAGTTCTGTTTCCATGTCCGACATTTTCAGTTTTAGATTGTCGTGGTCTTCTTTCAGCGATTTTGCAACGGCTTTCTCTCGCTCAATGTCGCGTCCATTCTCGTCCATGATTTTGCTGATAATATCGTCATCAAGGCCGAGGCCGGTTAAAAATGATCTTTTCATATATAAATCCTCCAATCAAATACGCTTTAATTACGCGGGTTGCATCCGCTTTTGGTCTGTTCTTTTACGCCTACCGACAAAAGGCAAAATAAAACGCCCGGATGGGCGCGGGGTTAAATAATTAGGTGATGATATTTTTCCTATAAACTGATGCATTTCTAAGTAGTGGTTCGGGAACCCATGTGGTGTTATGTTTTTTGCCGTCTGTGTCCTCACCAGGTTCATAGTTTAGGCACTGTAATTCAATCAATCCTTCTTGTCCTGTCCCGCCCAAACAAATTGATAGCACTTCCCAAAAACGATGACATCCAAACCTTTCATCACGATAAAAAATAATATCTCCTGTTCTCATAATTACCTCCCACAAATTATATATATCGCCGCGCGGCGAGATTAGATCACGCCCTTACTCCTGAGATACTGCGTGAATGCCTGATTAAACCTTGCAGGCATCGCGGCTCTTACCTCATCCATCGATATAGTAAGCATGAACCGTCCATCGCGCCATGAGCCATCAACATTACGAGCGCCATATTCGTTGAAACTGGCATACTCTTGTGAATTTATAATTTCAACTTCAAGATCATTCCCAACGACACGGACCTCTCCAACTTGCCATGATGCACGCAATGCGCCGGTGTCTACTGGGGTTCTCGGTTTTGTCTTAGCGAGAACACGTAAGGCTTGTTCAAGCAGAAACTTTTTTAGAAATTCGTCAAAGTCCTTGTAAGCGTCATTGAAGTCCTGAAAGAACCTTTCCAGTTGGCTAAAATCGGCTTCTCGGCTCATGGCAATACTCCTTTTAGAGCATAAGAAAAGCGCCCATCCATAGATAGACGCTTGATTATTTGGTTTGAATATTATTTTGGCTCGGACATTGTAAGGAATGTGGAATATTCCCCATCGTTAAAGGCTAACTGCTTCCTTCATATAGCGCTTTTATGTGTTCCTCTGTTAAAACAACAGTATCCCATCCGCAAGCAAGCCCATACTGTTCTTGAGCCATTATTGTATTTTCGATTATTTTTATATCAAGCATAAAAGTCTCTCCTATTCAATGCATTCATTGTCTAAAACTATATCATAAATACTTGCATTAAATCAAGGTTTTATCCCTCTTTCTTTCGCCCATTCCCGATAAGTCATACTTGCCGATACGAGATATGATTTCCCTGTTTTGGGGTCGCGGGCTATGCGTTCTGATTTTGCAAACATTCTATCAATTTCATCCTCTGGAAAGAACGGGATTGTCGTACTCCGGCAGTTCGGGTGCGCCGGAGGGAAGTTGACCCCCACCATCTTTTCAGACAGCGCAAACACCTTATTGTCAAGGTCTTGGCATATTTCAGAAGTTCTATGATCTAAGGTTGCAAGATATTGGTATGATTCTATTCCCACTTCTTTGTAGGCATCAAATGACGCTTCGTTTGCTATTTGCGAAAACTCCGTTCTTGCCAACCGCTCCCCATAAGACCGCCGGACACCTAACTGATCGGATATGTCTTTGCCGATAATGCGCGGATTCTGCCCTAATGCAATCCCTCGCGGAATAATCTGCCCCATAGCGATAGTCAGCCGGTCTTTATCCGTCCAAATGCGGTCGGAATAATTCGCGCCAAGCCATTTCTGTGATACGGCTTTTTCTATGGCTTCTACATTCAGCGTTGAAAACGGTGAGCCGAATCCTACTCCCTGTTGGATATTGAAAACCGTCCGGTAATAAGCGTCCTCATATGTACCGCTCAAGCCCTCCCTAAACGCATCCTGCTCCTGGGCATACAATTTCTCCACGTTCCACTGCACATCCGCTTGCAATGCTTCCAACCGGCTCACGGCTGATTTGAGGGATAGCTGCCGGTGTAGCTTTTGGCGGTAGGCGGGGTCGAAGGCATAATTTGTGGCCTCAATAGCGGCATAGTATTCTTTTGTTTGCTCTAAATATGCCTTTAATTCTGTTTTGTTAAGCGCCCTCCGGGCATCTTCGAGGGATACGCCGACATCACGGGCGTATTTCCCGTAAAAACTTTCGATTTCTTTCTGTATGGCCTTTTGGGTTTCCCTATATGTTTTTGCGAGGTTGGCGGTCATTTCTTCGCTGGTCTTTTCGGCGGCGAGGATGACACGCTCGGCACGCTCCGACCAGTAACGCTCTTGGGATTCTTTCGATTTTTTAAGTATTGAAATGGAGCGTCACCACCTTTCAGGGTATTAAAAAGCGCCCATCTTTTGATGAACGCCTGATTAGCAGTTTAGTATAATTTTTATGCTTTAATTTTGCATACTGCCCAATAAATTCCTCTTAAAGATTCAATGCTTTTTATTTGGCGCGTATCAAATCCCGTCAGTGCTATAGAGGAAACCGTATCTAAATATTCCGCTTCGGCTTGTCTGCCATAAATATTCTGAACCGAATCGAATAGATTTGTTAATCTGTCATATTCAGGTTCATCATTCAGTATTATCTTAAGCTTTGCCCTTGCTTCTTCAAACATAATCAATACCGCCTTTCATTTACCAATTATATCATCGGAGAAACTCATATGCAAGCATTTCTCCCCACCCTTTCAAGCATAATCCCGCCGGAGGACGAGTGATAAAGATAAGTGCAGCCATCAAGAAAATATGATTTAATCTTCCGGAACATATCCCCATATTTTTTGATAAATACTCCATTTCCCATATGTTCCAGTTTGAAATTTAGCATATGATTCGTTTACAATTCTTGCATTGCCCAAAGAAATACCCCAAAATGTTGCTTCTTCTATAAACGTTCCATCATTTGCGATATATAAATTAAAGGTAATATCACTGCATAGACGTTTCATTTTTCGAGTGTTATATAGGGTTCCACGCAATACATACTTTGCCATATCAAGACCGCCTTTCGTATAGCCTTAACTTTGTTCGCCCTCCCGCTCCCGCGCCAACCGCTCGTTTTCTTCTCTCAGCCTTGCAAGTTCGCGCTCTGTGTTCATGTCGGATAGGGCTGATTGTTGCTCTTTCTCGCGGCGGGCTTGCTCCACCTCATGCGATTCGACGGCAGGATTCCAGTTGTCGAGAGTCTCTTGAGATACGCCAGTGGACCCAAGTTTAACCGTATCTTCGATATCGGCCGACACATTAATCATCATATCGCGGTCCAGCGTGACAATCAATTTATACTGTGCCCATTGTTCGGCTGTTCCTATTTTGCGAAACTCCAACCAGATATCGAAGAAGTATTTGAGTTGCTGCATAAACACTTCAAACTCAGTTTCAAGGCCGTTTGTGTAGGTGTCTAGGTCTTGATATCGAAATTTGAGCGCCACACCCGATGGGTTGCTCGTCATGTCATCGTCCTGCGACATGACCATCATGCCGAATTCTCTGATATCTTTTTTTAAACTTTCAAGCTTTGCCTGCACTGCCGTAACGTCAGGGCTGACTTGCACGTAATATGCTTTGCCATCCCGCTCAATAGCTACAATGCGTGAATTTTGCATAATTTGGCGCTGTTCAATCAAATCGCCCAACTCAGGAGAAAAACCCTCAAGCACTAATACTGGGTCAATATCGTCTAGTAGTGCATCAGTGGACTTGCTTTGCAATTTATCATAGCTATCAATCTGTGAGCGTATAATATTTAGTATCGGCAGCTCGTCTTCGTTGCCTTTGAAGGCGATAAACGGCACTCGACCCCACGCGATACCTTTGCCGGATTGATCCATATGAGCCATGGACTGAGGGTAATCAGGGTCGGGAGTTAATGCCGCATGGCCCTTATCCTCAAATCGCGCTACGAGTTCTTTGTCCCAAAACTCAACTTTGTTGATTTCCTCGCGGTTATTATTAATATACTGAATGACCTTGTAATCCCGGACAATTGCATCAAGCATAGTATGTTCTATATCGGCCCATGCAGGATATAGTTCTTTAGAATCCACATACTGTAACAAAAGGTCTTCAGTTTGGTCTATGGTGACATAAGCCCAGCCGATGCCTTTATTAATTGCACCATGTTTGCCGATGCGCTTGATCGTTTTCCTGCGGGCTGGGGAAAGATATTTCGACCACTCATCTAAATAAATTGCGGCCTGCGGGTCTTCTATTGGATTACCCTGTTCGTCAACCGTCTTTGGTATCGGGCTTTCCACGCTGACAATGAACGGCTTACCAAGTGCATAGTCACTCTTTTGCACGACATTTGTTCGTACATGACCAGACTTAATTTTTACATTCGAAAGCGTATTATTTTCGCCATGCCCAGATAAATCTCGCCGCTTCTGGGACACGGTGACATTGCGACACATATAATATTCGTCGGCGTCATGCATATCTATAATGATTTGTTTTTTTTCGCGATTACGCCATTCGTCCAATATCGTCTTGAGTATTTCTACGATAGACCGTCCGCGTCCCATGAATTCGATTTTGGCATTTATAACGTCCATTTCCGATACTTGCAAATTATATCACCTCTGACTACGCGCCCCGAATCATCGGGCCACCATCTATTTTTCGAAGCAGTGACGCCAAGCTATCCGGGCAATCGTCATGTTCCGCGTCCTCCGTATAGTCCATAATCTCGTTAATGTATTCCGGATCGGTGTCTTCAAGAAAAATAAGCTGCTTCCAGTATTTCTTGAGATATGTTGAAATTTTGATGTACTTGTTCATGCTCTCGTGGTATTCGCGGGCTATGTCACCGCGGCGAATAATTTCTTTTTTCAGATAGCCCTTGTCAGCATTGCTTTCCACCTCAATCACGCCGCAGCGATACCGTTTCTTGATAAGTAGGTATTCGTCAAGGCAGTTATCAATATGATTCTTTCTCAGTTTTCCCAGTACATATATGCCTGCATCCGTCTTTTTAAGCAACGTGAGGGCGCTGCCGTCCTCGCCGCCATATGCAGCGTCAATATGGGCTATGCCGTTATATAGCAATTCGTCGCCGGTTGTGAATTTCGGGCTTGTGGCAAACAGCGCGTTCTCACTGGCAATATGCTTCAACTCATAGTTGGCAGCAAATAAGGAGGGTGTCAATACTTCCCGCTGCGCTTCGATTTCCTCCCGCGTCATGAGGCCGGTAGAATAGCAATCATATTGCTTAATATTCGGCATCAAAGAGAATGCGTCATCGCGGTGCCATGGCGTGCCGGTGTTAATCATCCTGCCGCCGCGATTTTTTATGTTTTGCAACTCCTGGTATACTTGCTTGGTATAGTCTCGTTCGGCTCGGCTTATCCTATCACGCAAATTGACAATATCGTCAGTTATAATCAGATCGCCATGCTTGCCGGTCAAGCTTCCCTTGGTCCCAAGTCCTAAAAGCTGGACTGAGCCGCGGGCAGATGAAACAAGATTGGTTGTGATTTCGCTTGAATTAGATCTTGCCAGCTTGATTGGCCGGCCATATATTTTTTCGGTCAGGAAAGCAAAGACTTCACCGGCGAGTATCTTTTGAACTTGGTTAATGATTTCGGTCACGTCATCATCGGTTTTGCGTAGGAAGATGATGTTTTTGTTTGGGAATAAAACCATGTGTTCGCTGATTCCGATTGACAAGCAGGTCGTTTTATAGCTGCCTCGGTGGGCTTGCAAGGTCTGGTCTTCTTTGGCCCTCAGAAACGATACTATCCATTCGTTATTTAGATCATTAAGTTTCGTAAATCCCAGCCAATGACCGATTTTTGCCGGTTCATTCAGGAGAAGGTCTATGTATTTTTTCTGTTCCGTTGTCATTAGCCATCACATACTTTTCTATTTCCTCTATGGTTTCATTGGTCGCCTTGGAGATTTCAACCTTTTCGATAAAGATTCCGTGATGCTTGCCCAACAACTCAAGCGCCTTATCTTTTCCGTATAGCTTAAATTTAAACTGCCCGTCCCGGCCTTTCGATATTTCGGATATATTCCGGGTGTCTATTTCATCACTGTTTTTCAGATCAACGATAGTATCATAGGCCGCGATTGGGTTACCATCGCCGTCATTGCCAACAACTGTCTTTTCAGTACGGAAGGAAAGATAATTTTTAACATCATCCTTAGCCATATATTCAAGCTCTTTTAAAACTTCTTTTGCCGTCATGATGCATTCATCTTCGGTTTCTTTTATCAACCGGTCGTGAAGCTCATTATACCTTGCGTATACCTTGGCACTGTTAAACAATCTGCTTGCCATTTCATCAACCGTTTTGTCGGATGATTTACACTTTGGGTAAGCGATTCTATACGCCTCTCTTTGACTTTTGTATTTGACAAGCTCCTGTACAAATTTTTCCTGTCTATCTGTTAACCTTGCCATTTCATCACCTACACTTTAATCGGCTTCCATCCATCAAAATTTCTCTCAAAACTAACTATCCCGTCAAAAAATTCTTTATAAAAATAAGCCAACTCAGAATTGGCTGTAATTGTCGTGTTTTCCGTTCGCGGATTAGTATTAATATTGGCAGAGCTTTCAATCGCAAAGTCAAATTTATCGCCAAATCCCACGAATATCTTTGAATGATTCCGGAATATCGCTGCTCTGCCATTGTATTTCTGCATGACTTCACATAATCGAATCCATTCGTTTTTATAAGAGCCTTTGAAAATTTCGTCTACATAGCAATCCAACTTCTGGATGCGTCCAAGGCTTAAATATCGTTCTAATTCCTCAATATCCTGCAACGCCATACACCAAGTAGACAAGATGCAATATTTCAATGGCTGCTGCCGGAGGATGAATTTCAGGAAAGACAGGCTGTCAATGTCACCACCGGAAATAACATGATATGCGCAGCCCAGCTCAATATCCCAATCTATAATATTTTCAAGCTCAGTTTCGCTTTTGAAGCGTCGGAAGAATTGAGTTTCCCTGGTTTTTATTCCCCGTGATCGTATTTTTTGTCTTTCCTCTTTTTCCGGCTTTTCAGGCTTTTGAATTCCGTTTGCAGAAAAGATGATTTCTTGATTTTTATATGGTTTCAAGGGACTCACCACCAGAGCTCTGTTTTTCCCATCAAAAAAGCGACCGCCTCAGCAATCGCCTTAAATTAATTTCTATGCGCTTAATTTTTATCAATCTCTCTGAGGTGTCGCGCGCAACGCTCAGTTCATCCGGGAATGACCCGGCCACATGGAATGTATCGGATTCGAACCAATAATCTAAGCCGTCGCTTTTGCCTTGCCGTTTGGCTAACGCTCCCATACCTAAAATTATACTCCCTCAAACCCTTACCAAAAAGCATTGTACGTGCGCACATACGGTTTTTGGCCGCCGTCATCGCGGACCTATCGGGAACAATATATCTTAACCCCAAGCCTCAGCCCACCCTCGAATCGTGAGGCGCTTACTGCTCAGGATATCATTTTTTACGCCCCGGCAAGCGATCATGAAAGACATCCCCTAGACATTCTAGGGCTCTTTCATGCTGATCACCTATATACCGGGGCTGTTAGAAGGAGGTCGATATTAACCCAGCCCTACACAGCGCACATTATGGCGCTCCCTCCACATCCGCGTTCACCTCGGGCTGGTATACGAGGCTCAAACCTCATTGTCTTCGGGCCTATAGCCCACTATGTTGGAGCCGGGAGGTTGGCTCCTTGGGTTTCACCCATAGTAACATAATAAACTAAAACGACGTCCTATATAGCACCTATTTTTTTAAACTCAGCAAAAAGAAGAACTTCCTCCTGGTTAGGTTAAATTCATTTCGCCCACATGGCGGTTGTAGATCGTACCAAGTTAAATCTTCTGATACAGCTTTCAACATCCATTGATACAAGTCCCCGCTAGACTCAATAGCCGTCTGTTCTATTAATTCAATGTTTTTGCTTAATTTATATGCCCGTTCTGCCTTATTGGCCGTTGTATCCGATACGCCACCGCCTCTTGGCATCCCGTCAAGATTCTTACTGTCAAGGCTATAACAACTATTTTTTTCTCTGATAAACTCTTTATATTGCAAACAAAAATTATATAGCTCTCTGTATCTGTGTTTGCTTATTCCGTATTTGTCAAGTTTTAAATCTCGTTTATTTGGCAATTCCCCACCTCCTTACCCCTCCAACATCTCGTCAATCTCGCCTCTCGGAAACAACCCTGATTTCCTCCAAACCGGCTCCCCGTCCCGCATAACTATCACCGTCGGCAAGCTACCAATCCGATGCTCATTGGCCAGCCTGTCACCGATCGGCGTCCCTAGCTCTATCTTTTCGAGCCCCTGCAGCCCAGCCAACACTATATCCATCTGTGGGCACGTCGGGCACCATGAAGCCGTGAACTGTAGGATTTTAAGCATGGTCTATTCCCCCTCCATACGGATTCTCCCCCGCCGGTCGCACCGGCATATCATAAGCCTGCCTGACACCATTCAAAATCCGGTTCCACAGGTCCCATCTTTCGCGGTCGGTTATGGGGGATACTTGGGTTCTTTTTTTTAGTGATATGTCAGTCATCTGATGCCTCGCTTTCCGATTTGGCATTTTCCACCTCTGGACATCTCGATTGACTCAGCGACAACATCCGTTCATAGGCTTCTATCTTGCCTTCCAGATATCCTAAACGTTGAAATTCTTGCGTCAATCTGTTGTTTTCCGCTTGCAAATCCTGAAGGTCGCATTTCAAACAATCATTTTCGGCGATGAGTGAATTATTTTTATCTTCTATGGATTTGTTCGGCGCAGAGATGCATTTTTTTAGTTCAGCCATAATAGTCTTGACATCGGTTAGAGCACCAAGTTCTCTTTTGAGTTCCCTTATTTCTTGCTTAGCCTGTGATACGTCGGATATATGCGCTCTGCATTTTATCCCTTCCTCGGCTAGAGCTTTACGAGCTTCATCTCGTTGCTCCTTTATGAATATCTCGGCCTCCCGAAATTCCTGGATTGCTTTTTCATATTGTTCAATTTCCAGTTTCAATACTTCATTTTCTTCCTGCAAAGCTTTCTTGTTTAACAATTTATCTGGCCCCCTTTCTCGCTTTCCCTTCGCACCCCATAAGAGCAATAATCACCTTCCCACATCGGAAATAAATCAAGCAGTGTACATTGTATCCCCGTTAGTTCTCTGACGCCGCTGCCAACCATCTTGTGTGGTTTGCCGTGGAGACAATCCTCGCATCGTACCGGATTTACAACCTCGCCGGGCTTGCCGATGGCTTCGTAGGCTGCGATCTCCGCATCCTTGGCTTCGACTTCATCAATCAAACTCATTCCCTCATCAAATATCTTCAGTCCGTGATATCTTGAAGTTTTAAGCTGCAATTCTAACTCTTTAATTTCCGCATCCTTGACTTTAATCTCATCCAACGCCCACCGTAAATCATCCGGAGCGTGGGCGATGAAATTAGCGTCTCGGATGGATACTTGCGAACAAACCAAATCATTTATACCGTTAGACCATACGCTATACTTATTCATTGATTTTTCCCACGGTCCGGGTGTGGCTGCTTGTAACCGGGCTTCGATTTCATTGATTCTATTCACTTTTGGCCTCCTCACACAATTTATCCAACCATCTCAAATCGCTTGATAGACTGTCTATGCTGGAGCTAATATCATCCAATTGCTCGCGAAAGTTCCGAATATTGGCGTCTCGATGCTTAAACAAGAATGCTTCCAAACTATCGTCATCGGCCACATGCAGGTACACAGTGTCCTTATGGCCGGAATTGTTGTATTCATGGATTCTGGTTCCTATTGTTCCTTCGTTCATCAAGTCATCAGATGCTTGATGAATGCGTACAATCTCCTGCGTCTCTTTGTCACGGTAGACTAATAGATTCATGCAATACCCTCCCAATTCCATAATCTTTGCCGACCCCGCGCCGGTATTGGCTCTGGAAGCATTGTCATGTTGGCGAATTCCCAGGCGTAACGGCCAGGTGTCCAGTCGCCGAAAAGGAGTTCATTACCGGATACACAAGGATTGCCATTCGGTAAATGCAACATACAAGCCCGTTTTCCATCGCTTGCCGTTATCCTCCAACACCCCACAAGCTCCGCCGTTGCGACAACAACACCAAGCGGCGCATTGTTTGCCTCATATATTCCAAGCGCGTTTTCTGCTGCAGACATAAATCCACGGACTAATCCAAAATCTATATCGCCAAGATTATACGACTTCTGCGCCGCATGTATCGCAATCGGCCCCCGGTAATTCGTTGCCCATGACCGCGTTTCGTATTTCTTTGCCCCGCAGGCCAGTAGGGAGGCCCATGGTTGATATATTGTAATGGCTTTCATCGGTTCAATCATCGTTATCCTCCTCAAACACAGCCCCGCATCCAGAGCATTTCCCATCCCCGCGCTTCACCCGGACCCCGCACGCCGAACAAACATACCTTTCTGACCCCGCACTGAAAGGGTGCGGCGTATCGTCGATGATTCGGGCTGTTTTGGCGGGTTGGCTTGATGGTTGCCGGGTCATTAAGTCCATCAACCATAATCGTATATCGCGCCTTAGTATCTCGTTATCGCAGCACTCGGCATACATTTCCAGTGCAGGTCTTGCCGCATTGTCCTTGTCTGGGCGCAACACGAAACAGTTTTCCACTGGCTCGTTATTCAGGGCTTTGTAGACTCGGTATTTGACTTTTAGGCCGGGGTAATTGTCTTCGCAAGGCTCTGGCTGGGTGAGGGGTTCGCTGTATCGGCGATTCCAAACAGTAAAAGCGTCATCATAGTCATCGAAATACCCCAATATACAGCCGCATTCCTTGCAATTGATTTGAATTGAATCGCCTCCAGAATCAGGGTCATAAAATGTTGGCGTCCAGTTTTCTGGACCTCCGACTATCTCTGCTTCCCCGCCGCAAAACGGACAAGACTTTAAGTTTTTACTCATGATTTTCCTCCTTCGGCGGTTTCGGCCCCGGCATCCAGTGGGTAACTCTTTCAAAATCATAAAATCCAGATTTTAAATCCCATTGATTTGATGAGTTTAAACAGCCAAAATCAATACCATTCATTGTGTCATTACTAACGCAAGCAATTATGCCAATGTAACGCGGTGGCAACCTATCCCCCACGCTTATCCACCCGTCCAGTTCCTTCTCCCGGTCAAGTTGGGCTTGGAGGGCAGAAAGCACCACATTAAGATAGCTTAAATCGTGCTCATAATTCCCGGGATATTTGCTTGATTCTTTATTGGGCAACTGCTTTATGGCAACCTCAGTTGCCCTAATTGCATCCCATATTGTTCTAATCATGATTTTCCTCCTTCTCACCCATCCGCTCAAAATAAAACGCAACCCTATGCGGTTCCGGCACCACCACCCCAAACCTAACCGCATTTCGATATGTCACGCTATCCCTAGCCAGCACCGCCGGGAAGCGCTTGATCGCCGCCCGAAAGTCCTCCAATGTCAGAGTGTGTTTGTAATGATTACACGACCGGCAGGCTGGCATCATATTCTCAATCTCGTCACGGCCGCCTCGGTCAAGAGCGATGATATGGTCAACCTGCATTGATTGGAGCGTTATCTCGCATCCGCAATATGCGCAGTGGCCGGCTGTTTTTTGGTGGATATTGTGGCGTTCGGATTTGGTTAGTTTGCGTCTCATTGGTTATCCCTCGGTTCCAATTTTTTAGCGTGTTTCGACGTTGCAAAATTGACGTTATACGTTTCCTTTTTCCAGTCCGGCCAGGTTTCGGCCTTGGCTTTGATGCGGTTGTAGTCGTCGGAATGTCCATTGCCAGTACAAAGCCAATCAAGAACCATCTGATACACGGTACTTGTATGCAAATTTGTGTCAGCGAATGGATGATTGTTTTTAAGAAAACTGTGTAGTTCGTCAATGAATTTCATCGCCGCATCCAGTTTGGCCACAGCCACTTGATGTCTCCCCATCTCTCCTTGAAAGGCTTTTTCTGCCGCGTCTCGTTCAGCCTTTGCCTTTTCTGCATGGGCTCTCAGACGCTCATGGCGGGCTTTCAGCCGTTCATACTCGACCACCAGTGATTCCAATGCTAAATCCGCGCCTTCCAACTGTTCATTTTCAGCTTGCAGAACGGTTATTTGCTCCGGGGTTAAGCCGGTGTCTTGATAAGCGCAAAGCTCGTGATACATTTCAATATCTTTATATTTTCTATGCGCTGCATGAAAACCGATTTTACTTAATTGTTCCATCAGACCACCTTTTCATAATTCACCTGTATAACCTCTTCGACCTCAACAAAAACATCCATCAATCTCTCGTATTCCTCACCTGATAAGCTACTATGATCGCCGGCTGCTAACATACAGTACGCCAAATCAATTTTACTTGCCGCCTGATAAAAGCGATTCAGTAGGTCAAGCAGTTTTTCGCTTTTGGCCTTCAAAGCGGATATTTCCACCGGCGTAACCCCGGCATCCTCGCAAGCCCCCACATACTCCCTAACCTTCCTCCCGACCACATCCGGGTCTTTGGCGGCTATCTCTCTGGCGAAATCTGACCAATCGTAGCCGGTGGAGGTTTTTATGGTTAGACGGTTCATAAATCTGCCTCCGTTAAAAGTTTCTCGATGTATCCGTTTGCTGTCTCATAGGGCAGGAAGTATCCAAAAATATCATCGATATTGACACAGATCACATCGCCTTGCCAGTTGATATCAACGCCGCCATCGTCAAAGTACCCATAGCCCACAACCCTGATAACACATTCAAGAAATTCCTGTATCCATAAAACCGGAATCCATGTATGAGCCGCACCATCGATTTTTCGTACCTCGTCGGTGTGTTCCTTGATGAATTCATATAGGTCTAAGCCTTTCATCTAAACCATCCTCTTGATTATTTTTTTCGGAGGAATGCGCATTCCTTACTTACCGGCGGTTAGCTAGGCCGCCGGGTGTTAGTTAATCCTGTTCGGTGTAGGCTATTATTAATAACTAGCTTGGCATAAGTTTGTAGTTTTTGGTGGTAATAATAAATCCTCGCCCTGCCAACCACGCTTAAGCCTGGAGCGGATAGTACTACATGGCAAGCCAACTATTTCGGCCCATTCCGGCAATGTTTTCACTTCGCAGTTTATAACTATAAGATTATTGTTTCGTTTGTTTCGAGCATTTTCTTTTTGTGTGGCCCACCGGCAATTGCTCGGTTCATAGCCTTTGTTATTATCAATTCTGTCTATCTGCAATCCTGGTAGGTATCCCTCGTGCATATCCTCGTAGAAATTTTTGAAATTGTGATTCCATCTATCGCAGACCTTTATCCCGCGTTCTCCGTAATATTTATAATTCGTATTTTTTGGGTTGATGCATCGGTCAATCATCTTTGTATAAATATTATATAAAGGCGTGTATCTTTGACCGTGCGAAGTCACCGCTTCGCGTTGCAGGCACCCGCAAGATCTTGTTCCGCCGTTTTTAAGCCGCTTAACCGGTCCTATCCATTCGTTACCGCAATCGCACAAACAGCGGACTTTACTATTCCCATTAACGTCTACCGGCATATTCTCAATTACAGTCAATCTCGAACCCGGAAATTTGTATCCTTTCTCGTATAACATCCTTACTCCTGACAATTACATCCTCCCTTTTCTCCCGCGTAAGCTGCTTTCACCCGCTCGGCAGCGGCTTCGGCCTGCTCGTATGTTTCGTAGTAATTGCCAGCCTCATATCGCATATCATCGGTCTCACACCTTATATCGGCAGTACAAGCTATGGCTCCTATGCCTGTTACGCAATAATATGCGCCACCCTTTCCTGCCCTCCACCGTGGCGCCGGGATGAATACGATATGGTCTTTCATGCACCCGACGCAAGTACTACCAGGCGGATATCCGCAACAATAATACTCGCTGCCAAAAGGGCAAACACCGGACCTGTCCATTGCATTCATGTATGCATTCAGTTCTTCTTTGGTACCCTCAAATGTTATTTTTGACATATTGACCTCCCTTGATATTAACTCGTTCGATCTCCTCCACCGTCGCCGCCAACAAAACCGCCACGAATTCCGACCCGTCATACCTCGCCAGTATTCCCCGCATATCCATGATGCAAGCCAGACAGGCAGCGTCGTCCTGGGCTTTGGCGTGTTTTCGGTGAAAGGCTAGTATGTCATCGTGGATGGTGGTGTATTTGCCGGCCATGTCATCACCTCACTTAAACGGAATCTCACTGTCTTCGACCAGTTCAACGCTTCGAGCAAACACACTCCTTTTTTCGACCTCGTAAAACTGTTGATGCTTGCCGCTAAAATACAGATCTATTTGTCCCGTATTTCCAAACTTGTTCTTGTCGATCAGGATATACCCATCCTCTGGCCGTATTTCGCTTAGTTTATCTTTTTGTAACACATACGGCCTATGTAGTATCCCAACATAATCTCCATCAGCTTCCAGCGCTCCAGACTCCTTTAAATTTGACATAGTTGGTTTTGCTGGACCTCCTATCCCTCTGGATAGCTGGGACAGTAATAGGATGACGCAATTATTTTGCTTGGCGATCTGCTTGTACATGCCTGATATATAATCAATCTCATGACGGCGAGCATCTGTCCTCTGATGCGTCTTGACCTTCTGGATGTAATCCACGACTGCTAAACAGGGTTTTAGATTCGCTATAATTGCGGCTTGCTGCTCAATATAGTATTCATCGTCGTACACATGGAATGGTTTCTGCTTAAGGGTGCCTGTAAATGCCTCAATGCTTCCATATTGGCTATCTGTTAACTGTTGCGTTGTAAACAGGTTGTAGTCTATTTTCAGCATTGCAGAGGCCAAACGCTCGTAAATCATTTCGGTTGACATTTCAAGGCTAAAAAATACTACCGGCTCATTTTGATTCGCTGCGACATTCAGTGAAAATGCTGTCTTCCCAACGCTCGGATACGCTCCAATCATTGCCACACTTGGCACTCGTAAGCCACCAGTAATACTGTCAAATGTTTTAAACCCGGTTAAGATTCGCTGCTTTTTGTTTCGGAGGTTAAGCTTAAAATCATCAAGGCTCTGCATTGATTTCTCTGCATAAGATTTTATGTATTGGTTGTTTTCGGCCTCCTGTGCGGATTTTTTAAGATCGTCAGTTGTAAATCCTTCCGGTTTTTGAAGCAGGTCCAAAACAGACTTGATCATCTGCCTAGATTCCGAATGCCTCTTAACTTCTTGCGCGTGATACTTTACATGCGCAGAAGTATAATTGCTGGCAGCAAGCACAGCTAAATATTCCATCCCGCCAATCTGATCAAACATACCTTTCCTGACCAACTCTTCTCGGAGCATCACTATGTCGACCGGAATGTTGTTGTTTTGGAGTTCTGCCATAGCGTCGTAAATTTCGATATGCCCAGGGCTATAGAAGTCTTTAGCGCTCAATATACTAGTGACCAAAGGGAGGCATTTATTATCTAGCAATACAGACGCTAAAACAGATTGTTCGGCCTCAATGCTATGAGGAGGGACTTTTGTTGCGTTCATGCCTGCCCCTCCTCCACTAAATCGGCCAGGTTCCTATATCCGGTATTCAAGGGTGACGCCTTACTTTGGCTGTTTTTTTGTGGCGCTTTCCTATACTGAGCCAGGAGGGTGTCAAATTGTTTTCGAAATCTCGGCATGGATAAAATATTGCGGCCCCAAAATTCATCTTCTTGTGAAAATCGCAAGAGCTTATTTGCCAAATCCTTGTCTCTCTTGTCGCGCTCAAACATCAGCCGGGCAGAATCGGCCCAATTTTGTAAATCCGATTCTGAGTGTTTTTTATATCCCGGTATACGAGATTCGATTTTACCCGCCAACCAAGCAGCTGCTATGTAGTAGGGGTCATCGTGTTTGTAGATAGGTTTTTTGCGCGTCTTTTTACCCAAACTTTTTTTATCGTCCGGAACCGCCGAAGGTGGTTCGGACAATAAATATCTTTTTTGTTTTAAGTTTTGTTTTATATTTTGTTTATCTTGGGTGTCTGTAGAGTCACCTGGTGAGGTGTCTGTAGAGTCACCTGGTGAGGTGTCTGTAGAGTCACCTGGTGAGGTGTCTGTAGAGTCACCTGGTGAGGTGTCTGTAGAGTCACCTGGTGAGGT